AGGGTAAAGGCTCAGACGATGGTCGCTATATTGGTACGAACATTTTGAACGAAGCATTCTTGGAACGTTTCGCGGTGACCTTTGAACAGGATTACCCCAACGCGAAAATCGAAGCCAAGATTGTATCTAATCTGATGACTTCCTTTCAATGTGAAGATGAGGAATTCGCAGATACGCTGGTGAAGTGGGCAGACGCAATTCGTCGCACGTTCGCTGATGGTGGTGTTGACGAAACGATCACGACTCGTCGTATGATCCACATTGTTCGGGCTTTTGCGATTTTCAAAGATCGTCAGAAGGCTGTAGAACTCTGTTGCAATCGTTTCGATTCTTCTACGAAAGACGCCTTCCTGAAGCTGTACGACAACATCGCAAACCCTCCTGCACCAGTTAAGCCAGTGCCACCAACAATCGCCGACCCCGAAGGTGAAATCCCCTTCTAAAACGAAGGTATTACTTTTCGTAAGTTGTTGATTTTACAGGACTTTTTAATCCCCTACAACCCGTAGGGTTATTACAAAAAGTTGTTGACATTTGGTGCAACCTGCTGTATAATATAGTCTGTTAGTTCGAAAAACCCTTGAAAGGAAATTTATTATGTTGAAATTCGCTGACCTGTCCCTGTCTCAAAAGCGTTTTGTTGTGGCTCTCTTGGAAGCTAATCCTAGCTACAAGAAGACTCCTCAAATCACTCTGAAGGAATGCGCTGCATTCTATTACGAGATGCGTGACCAGCGTACTGGTGCTAAAGGTGAGAAGATCGGTTATCCTAACTGGCTCTTCAACAAGAACAAGGTTGAGCGTGGCGTGTACCAACTCCCTGTTCCTAACGCAACTGAATTGTCTGCCTTCGCCAAGGAAGTTGCTGCAAAGCAAGCACCTAAGGCTACTGCTAAGGCAGTAAAGGCAACCAAGACTAAGGTTGTGAACGTTAAGGCTAAGGCTCCTGCCAAAGCTACTAAGGCTGTCGTCTCTAAAGAGAAGATGGAAGAATCGCGTCTGCAAAAGATTATCGATGACTCCACTCCTGTCGATGACGAAGTCGAAGACTTCAACCAGATCCTTCGCGACAATGGCATTGAAGTCTAATAGAGAATAATTATTTTTCTGGGCTGTTGAGGGTGCCATCCCCTCAACGGCTCTTTTTTGTATGATGGTTTTATAATGGAGAAACTATGTCTCGACAAGCTAAATTACTTTCCCACCTGCAATCTGGCGCTGAAGTTACTGCACGCCAAATCCACGGTTCTTTCGGTTTGAAGAATCCCCACGATGCGATCCACCAATTGCGTTCACAGGGTCATTGCATCTATTCTAACCGCGCAAAACTTGCTGATGGTACTGCAACTACTAAGTACCGTATTGGTAAGCCAAGCAAGCGCATGGTCCAACTTGCCAACGCTGTTCTCGGCGCACAGGCTTTCACTGCACAACGCTAAGCAGTGAAACGTTAATGGGTATTCGGGCTGAGTGCCCATTACCATTTTCACTGGAGGAATAATGGCAACTTTAGAAGAAGTTAAAGCATCCCAAAAAGCTACCACTGGCGGTAGAAAATTCGATGGCGGTAAACTACAATATGGTCTACTACCACCCCTAGCATTGGCAGAGACCGTTAAGGTTCTGACCTTTGGAGCAGAGAAGTATGAGCCAGACAATTGGAAACAAGTACCTGATTCCAAACGTCGTTACTTCGATGCGATGCAACGTCACCTGTGGGCTTATAAAGCAGGTGAGGAAATGGATCCAGAATCTGGCATCCACCATCTGGCTCACGCAATGTGTTGCCTGATGTTTCTTTATGAACACGATGTGAAATATAGTAAGGAGTGATATGTTTTTCGGTAATAAACTCGATAAACAACTCGATCGTGAGATCGAAAAGACTAAGCGAGAACTTGATAGCCTAGTCAGCGAGAATGCCAACCTCGTTGCTCGTATCAAGGAACTCACTGACCGTCTTGATGACGAATACTCTAAAGCTACATACGCCATTGACTGGAAAGAGATGAATGCTTTCTCCATCGAGCGTATGAAAGAGAACAACATCCCCAAGACTGTCATTGGTTATATCTTGACAGAGCCAGTTGTTTCTACTGACAGCGATAATGTTACCTACAAGGACATCGTCCGCGAGTGGACTCTCTACTGCTCACACGAAGAACACCAACGTCTGGTGAAACAATTCGAACAATACAAGAAGGACAAGTATGCAAATTGATATCCTTTGGTTAGTTGTTTTTGCAGTCGGCGGTCTCATTGTACTCGCTGCTGCATACTCTGCACGTAAGTCCTACCTTCTGAAGAAGAAAGAAATGGAACGTGCCATCGCTTCCTATCGTCTGATGGAAGAACGTGCTGATGCGGCTCGTCGTGCTGCTCGAGCAGAGCGTATGACATATGAGCGCATTTCAACACCAGTCCAAAAGGCTCCTACTGTTACGTCTAAGACTACCACCCGTAGATCTGAACCGACATATTCTCGTAGCGTTGCCACCGACTCTGATGAAGTGGCGAATATGATTATGATGAACAATATGGTTGCAGCGATGGATACTACTCCATCCTATTCGTACAGTTCTTCATCATCCGATGACAGTTGTTCGCGTAGTAGTTATGAGAGCAGTTCTTCTTCCAGCTACTCGTCTTACTCTTCTTCTGATAGTTCTTCGAGCTATAGCTCTTCTGATTCTGGGAGCAGCAGTTCAGGCTGCGATTGATTATGTTAGATATTAAAAGGAATGTTATGAATTCAGTTAAGATGCAACGCGATGAGTTGCTGAATATTGTTCGCGAGAACAAAGAAAAGCACATTGCTGCTTACAAAGAGTCTGTCGAAGACTATAAGGTTGCTGTTATTAAGATCGCTTCTGCGAACCTAAAAATGGCGAAGACTGCTGACCTAAGCAAATTCGATTTCAAGAAGTTTCCTTCTGTTCCAATGTCCTACGAAGATAACTACAGCCGTGCAATTCGTATGCTTGAGTTGTCTGTTGAGAGTGTTATCGAAATCGAAGAACATATTTTTAATCAACTCGTCCTCGACGAATGGGGTTGGAAACAACAATTCGTTGCAGCTGGCGCACTTTACAAGAGTATCTAAATGACCATTATTTCAGATCAAGACAAGAAAGACTTCCACAAAGTTATCGTGGAGATTAGCAACTCAATGACTCGCACTGAAGGTGAGCGCGACTACGTCAAAGAGGCTGTCAAGGAATTGTCCGACAAATACCAGATCCCTAAGAAGACTGTAAGTAAGATTGCCAAGACTTACCACAAACAAAACTTCCAACAGGCTCAGCAAGAGAACGAAGAGTTCGAAGAGATCTACGAAAAGATCACAAAATAAATTTGTCATTTACCCCTCTTTGGGGTAAAATACTTTATACATAGTAATGTAACTATTGATTGGAGAAAATATGAAACTAAGTAAAGAGACCGTCGGTCTGATCAAGAACTTCGCTGGTATCAACAGCAACCTTCTTTTGAAGAGCGGTAATAAGCTGGCTACCATCAGCGCACAGAAAAACGTTATGGCAGACGCAACTGTCACTGAGACTTTCCCAGACTTCGGTATCTATGACTTGAATGAGTTCTTGGGTGCGATGTCTTTGTTCGAGGATCCAGAGTTGGACTTCGACACCAAGTATGTTACCATCAAGCAAGGTAATATGAGCATCAAGTATTTCGCTGCTGATGCATCTGTTTTGACTGCTCCACAGAAGAGCATCACTTTCCCTCAGGCAGAGATCGAATTCAATATGACTGCAGCGATGTTGAATATGGTTCATCGTACTGCGTCTGTCCTTCGCGCGACTGACCTATCCATTGTCGGTGATGGCGAGACTATCACTGCAGTCGTCGGCGACAAGAAGAACGCGACTGGTAACTCTTTCAGCGAACCTGTTGGAACTACCGACAAGACTTTCCGTGTTAACCTGAAGGTCGAAAACCTAAAAATGCTTCCAGGCGATTACACTGTGAGTATCTCTAGCAAGAAAATCTCCCGTTTCAAGGGTGCTGGCGACTTGGTTTACTACGTCGCAGTTGAGGCTGACTCTACATTTGATTTCTAAAACGAGAGGGAGTATAATCTCCCTCTTCTTATTTGTTATGAAGGATTGCTAATGGATATTCGTAATGACCAGTTTCTGTGGGTTGAGAAGTACCGTCCACAGAAGATTGATGATTGTATTCTTCCCGAGTCTCTGAAAAAGACTTTTAAGGACTATGTGGCACAGGGTGAACTGCCTCATATGATTTTGTGTGGTACCGCTGGTGTGGGTAAGACCACAATCGCTAAGGCTCTATGTAATGAGATCGGCGCAGAGTATATCGTTCTTAACGGCTCTGACACTGGTGGTCATATCGACACACTTCGTGACCTCGTTAAAGGTTTCGCTACCTCTGTTTCGTTGACTGACGCCAAGAAAGTCATCATTATGGATGAGGCTGACTATATGCAGGCAAACTCTACGCAACCAGCTTTGCGTAACTATATGGAAGAGTTTTCTGCGAACTGCCGATTCATCTTCACCTGTAACTACAAACAGAAGATCATCGAACCTCTCCATAGCCGATGCGCTGTTATCGAGTTTAAGATTGACGCTGCAGATAAGGCTAAGATTGCAGCTTCGTTCTATCGTCGTGCCGTGGACATTCTAACTGCAGAAAAGATTGAATTCGATTCTAAGGTTGTAGCAGAACTGATCACTAAACACTTCCCAGACTGGCGTCGAGTTCTGAACGAACTTCAGCGTTACTCTGTTTCTGGTAAGATTGATAGCGGTCTTCTTGTGAATATGTCAGAAGAGTCTCTGAAGTCTTTGATCCGAATGATGAAGACTAAGGACTATCCTGAAGTTCGTAAGTGGGTTGGAAAGAACACTGATGTCGATACGACTGCTTTGTTCCGAGATCTGTACGATACTGCCACCGAAACTATCGACGCATCTACAATCCCTAATCTGGTTCTGATTCTTGCAGACTATCAGTACAAAGCTGCTTTTGTGGCAGACCACGAACTGAACATCATGGCTGCTCTAACAGAAATTATGGTCCAATGTAAATTCAAGTGAGGATGCTATGGAACAATTCGTTATTATCTTTTTGATTTTTGTAGCAGGGTTTATCTTCGGTTGGGAGTCGCGTGAACGTGCGGCTAAGAAGACTGTTGAGCGTTTACTCGATCAGATGGAAGATGAACTAGATAAGGAAAAGCAGAACGGTATCAATATCAAGATTGAGCGTAACGGCGATTTCCTTTATGTGTTCGATAGCAATACTGATGCGTTCATGGGTCAGGCTACAAACAGAATGGATCTTGAGAAGGTTCTTGGAGAGAAATTTCCTGGAAAAAGATTCTTCGCTACGTCAGACAATCTGAAAGAAGTTGGTTTCAAATGAGCCCATTTGATTTTGTTAATGCGATCAACCTTACAAAGAAAGATTTGCTCGCAGAAGATCCTCAGAACGAAAAGGAATACAACAAGACTAAATTTATCGTAAACAGAGCATTAGGTTATTTCCCCGACACTGTCCTTCCTGCGAATGCAATGAATATGCATTCAGATATTCCAGCGAAGTGGCAATTCCAGTTTTTCCTAAATACTATTTCTAAGAAGAAGCGATTTAGCAAGTGGGTTGAGAAAGAACCCAAAACTGAATCGTTACAACTCGTAAAAGAGTATTTTGGCTATTCAAGTGAGAAGGCGAGAGAAGCGTTGACGGTTCTTTCAGACGAAGACTTGATGATGATAAAAGAAAAACTATTCAAAGGTGGAAAATAATGTCTGTAGAGATGATTTACTACGACTGGACTCCCGAGTCTATGCTTGAAGTGACACTGCCAGAACCTGATAACTTCTTAAAGGTTCGAGAGACTCTTACTCGCATCGGCATCGCATCCAGAAAAGAAAACAAGTTGTATCAATCTTGCCACATCCTACATAAGCAAGGTAGATACTTCATTGTCCATTTCAAAGAACTGTTTGCATTGGACGGCAAAGAATCGAACATCACCAGTGGTGATATCGAGAGACGAAACGCTATCGCTGGTCTGCTAGCTGATTGGGATCTGTTAAAGATACTAAATACTACGCAGTCAGAGCAAAAGGCTTCTCTGTCTCAAATTAAGGTCGTGTCTTATAAGGACAAAGACCAATGGGAACTTGTACCGAAATATAACATTGGAAAGAAAACAAAATGATTAAACTTGAACTTGATGTGAATGAAGTAAACACTATTCTTCGTGTATTGGGTAAGCACCCATTCGATGAAGTCGCTAACTTGATCGTTAAGATTAAGCAACAAGGTGACTCTCAAGTTGCTGCATTGATGGCAGCAGAGCAAGCTGAACAAACAGCTGCCTAAATAATTTTATCCCTCGGGATGGGAACGTAAAGACTCTACTACCTTAGGAGCGTCTAAGGCTGGCACTACGAAAAGGTGTCCCTGTACCACAGTAAGCAGGATTGACTACGCCAAATTGGGTAGTCGCATTTTATTTTAACTCGCTTAATAGGAGAAAACCATGAATAAGCAATTCGTACCTGCTTTCTTTAGTCAAGACACTTTCAAAGATATCGACAAGTTCTTTGTCGGCTTCGATGAACAATTCCGCAAGATGCAGCAACTGCACGACGACTTGACTAAGAACGTCCCAAACTACCCTCCATACAACATCCGCAAGGTTGATGACACTCACTACGTCATCGAGATGGCTGTCGCTGGCTTCGGTCAGAACGAACTTGACATCGAGATCGACGGTGGTAAGTTGATCGTTAAGGGTAACGTCACTACTGACGAAACAAACGACTTCTTGTTCAAGGGTATCGCTTCTCGTGCGTTCACTCGCTCTTTCGCTCTCAACGATCAAGTTGAAGTTAAGGACGCTGAGTTGTTCAACGGTATGTTGAAGATCGCTCTGGAAAAGTTGATTCCTGAGACACAAAAGTCTAAGAAAGTACCAGTCCGTGCAAAGTCTGAAAAGACTCTTCTAAATGAAGCAGCATGAGACTACTTGCTAAACTACAATCCTTCCTAGAATCTTTTAGAAGATACAAAACAGGTAAGGTTAAGTAAAGGACAGGGGCGCAAGCCCCTTCTAATATGGTAGCACGTAAACTAACAGTACTGGATAAACAGAAGATTGTTTATCATCTTCAATCCCTACAGGGTGAAGACCGACGCCTACGCTTTGGTGGAACTGTTTCTGATACATATATTCAGGAATATGTGGAAAAGTCATTCGAAGACGATTCGAAATGGTTTGGCGTAGATCATATTGGTGGTAACCTAATTGCCGCATGCCATGCTGCAATCTATAACGGACAGGCAGAACTTGGATGTTCTGTTAATCCAGATTACCGCAATCAAGGTCTAGCACAATCAATGTTCGATCGCGCAGTGACTTGGCTACGCACCAAAGATATCACAACAGTGTTCATGCACTGTCTGACAGAGAATCGCGCCATGCGTCATATCGCTTCTAAGAACGATATGGTCGTTGTTAGCGAATATGGAGAAACCGACGCAGAAGTTAAGGTTGAACCTCCTACCCCTGCCACCCACATGCGTGATGCATACATGGATAGAATCGCTTTATACGATATGTTGTATAAACAAAATTATAACGCATTTGATTTTTACTGGAGACGTAACATCTAAATATGTTATATGAAAGCCAAACTCTCCCCCAATCTAATATCCTTCGTGTTGGTGCGCAGGGGAGAATGGTTTCTTAAAGTATCCGTATATAAAAACAAATACATAATGGTCGTGGCGCAGCATACATTTGATTCTGATAAAACTATTATTAAGTTCTTTTTAGATCAAAATAAAGCAGCAGATTTTATTGAAACCCTAGTTGAGGAATAATATGATTAAAGTGTTTAAATTGATTAATGGTGAAGAGTTAATTTCTGAAGTTAAATCTAATTCCGATGGAACTTATACTTTAGAATCTCCTGCATCTATTATGATGCAGCAAACTGAACGTGGAATGGGTGTTGGAGTTGCTCCATACATGCCATATGCGGTCGGTAATATTACTCTTAATAATTCGGCTGTTGCAGCAGTAGCCGATGCAGACCCTAAAATGGAAAATGAATATCGCCGTGTATTCGGTTCTGGTATTCAGATCGTCCCCGCAGGAACGATCTAAAAAGTAAACCTAAAGTATTACTTTTAATAACCCCACCAAGTGTGGGGTTTTGTCATTTAGGGCTTGACAAAGTTGCAGGATTGATGTATAATAACTCTTATGATGAATCGAGAAGGAGTTATTATGAAAGTCGGCGACATTGTGAAGAGTCTTGATTTTAACGGTATCGACAATTGCTATATGGTCGGTCAGGTGGTTTCCATCAGCGAGATGTACGGTGATTTCCGTGCCAAGTTCATCAAGCGTGTTTGGCAAGGTGTTGAAGATAAAAAGTTCAAGACTGATTTCTTCACTGCTGCAGTCCAAGGTAATGCGTTCATGGACACTGACGCCTCTCCTCGTATTCAGGTGATCGCATGAGAGTCCTCCAAGAAACCACTAAAGACTGGGTTGGCACAGTCACGAATCACATCTACTACGTCACTGACGATAAAATGAAGATGGTCGCATTCTATAACGTAAACACCAAAACAATCAAGAAGTTTAAGAAGCCCATCGGTTTCGATACTCGATACAGAACCTTTAAGGAATTGAAATGAAGGGTGTTAAGTATAAAGATACTTTCCTCGCGTATAACAGCGAAGCATATCATCTCTGGGATACTAAGTCTTTCAAAGAACTTGATCGTCATCTAAAAGAACTTGATCAAAAAGAACAAGACCTACTACGCAGGTATACTCCAAAAACTGAAACAGAAAAGAACGTAGATTTTCTAAAACAATTGGTAAAACAAAATGAATCTAAATGAATTTTTCGAGAACCTAGCCAGCAACGCATCCCGCAATTACAAAATCGAACAGCTGAAGAAAAACAGTGACAACGAAAACCTAAAAGAAGTTGTTCGGCTGGCTCTCGATCCTTTCACGCAATTCTATCAGCGCAAGATTCCTACGTACACCCCGAACCAAAACCCTCTCGGAGACAATCTGGATTGGGCGCTGGACCAACTGGTGACCATGCTCGCTTCTCGAAAGGTCACTGGCAATGCTGCCATCGAACATCTACAATATGTCCTCGAAAACGTGACTGCTGATAACGCGAAGGTCGTTGAGCGTGTTATCCAGAAAGACCTCAAGTGTGGTGTCCAAGTCTCAACCGCAAACGCAGTCTGGGATAACCTTGTCCACGAATATCCTGTCATGCTCTGTTCTCCTTTCGAGCAGAAGCTGGTGGACAAAATCACATTCCCCGCCTACGTCCAACTGAAGATGGATGGTATGCGTTTCAACGCCATCGTTAAGGACGGTAAGTGCGAATTCCGTAGCCGAAACGGTAAAGAGATTCAGCTACTCGGTAATCTCGAGGAAGAGTTTATCAAGCTAGCCGATGGCACAAACTATGTGTTTGATGGTGAGTTGCTTGTTGTTGACAAGGGTATCATCCTCGATCGTCAAACTGGTAACGGTATCCTGAATAAAGCCAACAAGGGTACGATCAAGATTGATGAGGCTCGTAAAGTCCACGCAACCATCTGGGACGTTATTCCTTATAAAGATTTTGTGAAGGGTGTGGGTGTCTTCACCTACAAATCTCGCTTCACTGTCTTGAAGGAAATGAAGATGCCGAAGAAGGTTTCTCTGGTTAAGAGTTGGGAAGTCGAGAACTACGAAACTGCAAAGGCACTATTCGAAGAAATGCTGCAACGTGGCGAAGAAGGCATCATCTTGAAAGACATGAACGGTGTCTGGGAAGACAAACGTTCCAAAGGTCAGATTAAATTCAAAGGTGAGATGGAGTGTGACCTGAAGATTGTTGGTATCGAAGAAGGTACTGGCAAGTATGCAGGAATGCTCGGCGCTATCCTTTGCGAATCTGCCGATGGTGTTATCAAAGTCTCTGTCGGCTCGGGTTTTACCGATGACCAACGTAAGACCTACGGTAAAGAAATAATTGACAAAATCGCTGCGATCAAGTATAATATGAGAATCAAGAACAAAGCTGGAGAAGAGTCTTTGTTCCTACCGATCGTTCTCGAAATTCGCGATGATAAAGAAGTCGCAGACTCTAGTGAGGTTATTAAATGACACATGATGAATTCCAAAAGCGTATGGAGGAGAAGCATCCCCATATGTTCAGTGGTCGCTATGGCGGTTTCGCTGTAGGTGAGGGGTGGTATCCTATTATTGAAAGTCTTTGCGCGAATATTGAACACCATATCAAGCAAGTGCGCCACCGTCGCGCTCGGGATCTTCTTCTTGATCGTGCTCGAGATCGAGGCTTGGACTACGTGGTTCACTTTCTTGCTGGTGGTAAACCAGTTCGAGATTGGCACTACGAAGACGCAGAAATTATTATGAAGACCCCTCACGCCATCCAAGAATATGTTCCTCGAGTTAAGGTAGCGCAGATCAAAGAGAAGTTCGGTGGGCTGCGTTTCTACTACGATGGTGGCGATGATGTTGTGTATGGTATGGTCACAATGGCTGAGTCATGGGCGAGTCGTACCTGCGAGACTTGTGGCGCAAAAGGACACCAACGTGGTGGTGGATGGGTTCGTACTCTCTGTGACGAACACGAAGCCGAATATCAAAAGAGAAAGAATTCCTAATGTTTATTTTTGACGTAGAAAGTTTGGGTGTTGAATCGAACGCTGTCGTTCTTTCGGCAGGTTTGATCCATTTCGATCCAAACAAAGAACCAACCTATCAAGACCTACTTGATCAGGCGTGTTTCGTTAAGTTCAAAGCAAAGGAACAGGCGACTGTGTATGGTCGAACTGTTTCTCAATCCACTCTTGAGTGGTGGCAGAATCAACACGAGTACGTCAAGAAGGTTTCTCTTGAACCTTCTAGCGAAGATGTGACTGCCGAAGAAGGTTTAACCATCCTTCATAACTATATGAATAAGTTTCCAAACGCAAGGAAACAAACTATGTGGGCACGAGGCTCACTTGATCAGCTAGTAATCGACTCGCTTGCCGTAAAGATCGGAGCAGTAGAGATTACAGACTACGCGCAATGGCGAGATGTCCGCACCGCAGTCGATATTATGTATGGCACTTCCAATGGATACTGTGAAGTTGACCATCCGCTATTTCAGAGGCATAATGTTATCAAGCACCACCCTGTCCACGACTGTGCGTTGGATGCTATGATGTTAATGTACGGAAAACAAGTTTAATGGAATTTTATACCAGTGTGCATCCTATGGGCGACAAAATGCTCGTCCGTGGATACGACAAGGGAAGAGCATATCAGCGTAAGGTGGATTTCTACCCTACGCTGTATGTCACTTCTAAGAAGCAAACTAAATGGCAAACTCTCGAAGGAACTTACGTTGATGAGGTAAAACCTGGATCAATCAAAGAGACTCGCGACTTTGTCAAACGCTATGATGGCGTAGAAGGGTTCTCAGTTTATGGCAACACTAATTACTCTTACCAATATATTAGCGATATGTATCCTGATGATATTCATTGGGATATGGATCTCTTTAAAGTTTTTACAGTTGATATTGAAACCACTACTGAAAACGGATTCCCCGATATCAAAACTGCGAACGAAGAGGTTCTTCTAATCACAGTTAAGGATCTGGCGTCCAAGCGTATCATCACGTTTGGTACTCGAGCATTCCTGCACAACCGTGACGATCTCGTTTACGTCCATGCGACCAACGAACACGATCTACTGCGTCAGTTTCTGGCGTTCTGGGAGAAGAGTTATCCCGATGCCATCACTGGCTGGAACACCGACTTCTTCGACGTACCTTATCTGATTCGTCGTATTGCTCGGGAGTTGGGCGACAAGGAAGCTGAACGTATCAGCCCATGGCGTTACATCAACGAACGTAAGACCTTCATCAAGGGTAACGAAGAGATTCACTACGACATTCTCGGTATCAGCCAGCTTGACTATCTGGAACTCTACAAGAAGTATACCTACACTAAGCAAGAATCGTACCGACTTGATTATATCGCTGAGCAAGAACTCGGTGACAAGAAGAAGGAAAACCCTGGAACTGACTTCAAGGATTTCTACACTAACTACTGGCAACACTTTGTTGAATATAACATTCACGACGTAGAGTTGGTTGACAAGATGGAAGACAAGATGCGTTTGATCGAACTGCATCTGACCATGGCGTACAACGCGAAGATCAATCCTGAAGACGTTTACTCACAGGTTCGTATGTGGGATACGATCATCTATAACCACCTGCGTCAAAAGGGAATCGTGATTCCTCAGAAGACTGTTAGTGGTAAGGATGCTCAATTCGAAGGCGCATTCGTTAAAGATCCAATCATCGGTGGTCACAAGTGGGTTGCCTCGTTCGACTTGAACAGTCTGTATCCTCACCTGATTATGCAGTACAACATCAGCCCTGAGACTCTGACTTCCGAGAAGCTGAGTGTTAGTGTTGACCGTCTGCTTGGTCAAGAGATTGATACATCGTACGCTCACCAACGCGACCTAACTGTAACTGCGAACGGTTGGTGTTATCGTAAAGACATCAAAGGGTTCATGCCCGAGTTGATGGAGAAGATGTACAAGGATCGTTCCAAGTTCAAGAAGCAAATGCTTGGTGTTGAGCAACAGTATCAGAATGATAAGTCTCAGAAGCACCTATTGAAAGAGATCTCTCGCCTCAACAACCTGCAGATGGCGATGAAGATTGCGTTGAACTCTGCTTACGGTGCGATGGGTAACCAGTACTTCCGTTACTTCGATATCCGTATGGCTGAAGGTATTACCACTTCTGGTCAGTTGTCCATTCGTTGGATGGCGAACAAACTGAACGTCTTTATGAATAACACTCTGAAGACTAAGGATGTTGACTACGTTATCGCGATTGACACTGACTCGATCTACCTGTCTCTTGAGACTTTGGTCGAGAAGGTTGCTGGTGATAAAGATACCGCTGGTAAGATCAAGTTTATGGACAAGATCTGCGAAGACGTTTTCCAACCATTCATTGATTCAGGATACAAAGAACTGGCTCAGTATATGAATGCGTATGCTCAGAAGATGGTTATGAAGCGAGAAGTTCTCGCCGACAAGGGTATCTGGACTGCCAAGAAGCGTTACATTCTCCGTGTTCATAACTCTGAGGGTGTTCAATTCGCGAAGCCTAAGATCAAAGTCATGGGTCTTGAGATGGTTAAGTCCTCGACTCCTGCTGTTATTCGTGATACGTTGCGTAGTTCGATTGACGTTATTCTGGAAGACGACGAGAAAGAACTCCACAAGTTCGTCGCTGACTTCAAGAAGAAGTTTGATAGAATGCCTATTCAAGATATCGCATTCCCTCGAAGCTGTAACGGTGTGAAGCAGTATGCTGGTTCTCCGATCTATCAGAAGGGTACTCCTATCCAAGTGCGCGCTGCGTTGTTGTTTAACCACCACTGCAAACGCCATGGAGTTGATAAGAAGTATCAGGCGATTCGAGATGGCGACAAGATCAAGTTTGTTTATCTGAGAACTCCGAACCCGATTCACGAGAATGTGATTGCGTTCAGTCAGGAGTTGCCAGAGGAGCTAGGATTGAACGCATACATAGATTATGACCTGCAGTTCGAAAAGGTTTTCTTGGATGCGCTCCAGATCGTTATCGAACCGTTAGGATGGAAGACTCAAGAAGAAAGTTCATTGGAGGATTTCTTTGGATAATATTCGTATCATTAAGACTGGTCTTAACGTATCGAAGATTCTAAGGCAGTTGGAGAAACATCCAGAAGATTGGGGAGTTCAGACTAGAGAGGATGGAGTAAAATCCATGCTCACCTACGGATTCCCTGAAGTTCAGGCTGGTGTTCTCCAGCTGGTCATGGGTGCAATCTCTGAGGTCGGACAGTATGTTGGTGACTCAGAAATCTGTGTACCAACTGCAGCCTATAATAGACATAACGAAGTGATTAGTTTCGTCAAACGTCACTTCAAGAAAGTCAGTCGTTGTGGTTTCCTTTCACTCCCAGTTGGTGGAGAGGTTGGAACTCATATCGACATTGGAACTTACTACCAAACTAGGGATCGCTATCATCTGTCCATACAAGGCAGATACATATACACTGTAGGAGATGAATCTGTTACAGTGGAGCCTGGAACTCTACTTTGGTTCAACAATAAATTACCACATGGGACTAAAAACATTGGTGACAACGTTCGCGTTACATTCGTTTTCGATGTACCGCATTCGAAGAATAATCCATAATTGTCCTGCAATACTTTATAGGAGATAATAATGAAACTATACAAATTTCAAGCCGAATGGTGCCAACCTTGCAAGATGCTAGGTAAAGTCATTGAGGACGCTAAGGACAAGATCACTACTGAGATCGTTTCTTTCGATATCGATCAAGAAATGATGACTGCGATTAACTATGGTGTTCGCGGTGTTCCAACGCTAGTTCTTGTCGATGACGATGGTAAGGAAATCAAGCGCCAGTCTGGTTTGGTAAACGAGCAGCAACTACTCGACTTCTTAAAGGTTTAATATGAGCATTCTTGAAAAGATTAAAAAGAACAGCACGATCAAAGACACTGCTATTCTGTCAGCGTCTAAATTCTTCACCAAGAAGGATATGGTTCCGACTAGCATTCCTGTCATCAACGTAGCGTTGAGTGGTCGTCTTGATGGCGGTCTAACTCCAGGTCTAACTATGTGGGCTGGTCCATCCAAACACTTTAAGACTGCGTTCAGTCTGCTAATGGCTAAAGCCTATCAGGACAAGTATGATGACGCTGTTGTTCTCTTTTATGATTCTGAGTTTGGTACTCCTCAGTCTTACTTTGATGCTTTCGGTATCGATACTGAGCGTGTTGTACATACTCCTATCACCGATGTTGAACAACTGAAGTTTGACATTATGCAACAGCTGAATAATATCGATCGTGGAGATCGTGTTATCATCGTTGTTGACTCCATCGGTAACTTGGCTTCTAAGAAAGAAGTTGAGGACGCATTGGAAGGTAAGTCTGCTGCCGATATGACTCGCGCTAAGCAGATGAAGTCTCTATTCCGTATGGTCACTCCTCACCTTACAATCAAGGACATCCCTATGGTTGTTGTTAACCACACCTACAAAGAGATCGGTTTGTATCCGAAGGACATCGTTGGTGGTGGTACTGGTTCTTATTACTCAGCTGATAACATCTTCATCTTGGGTCGTCAGCAAGAGAAAGACGGTACTGAGGTTGTCGGCTACAACTTTATTATCAACGTAGAAAAATCTCGTTATGTCAAAGAAAAATCTAAAATTCCTGTCAGCGTATCTTTTGACGGCGGCATTAGCAAGTGGTCTGGTCTATTGGATCTCGCACTCGAATCAGGACATGTCATCAAACCTTCTAATGGTTGGTATCAAAAGGTAGACAAAGAAACTGGTGAAGTTGATGAGAAGAAGTATCGTATTAAGGATACTGAAACTAAGGACTTCTGGTTGTCTATTGTTACAAGCAAGTCGTTCTACGAATTCGTAAAGAACAAGTACTCTGTTGGTAATGTTTCAATGGTTCAGTCTGACGATCTTGATAAAGCGTTGGAAGAATTAGAGCATGAGTGATCATCTAGCTAAACCACCATTCGTGGTTCTGGAGAGCGCCACAACTGGCGCTTATCGACTAAAGTTGACAGAACCGCCATATGCGGGTATAATCTTTTCTTACGGTAAGGTTGCTTTTGATGAGAGTGGTGATAGCTGCAAAATGAGTTTCGAGTACGATGTACACGAAGATGCAGGTGTCACTTACATCAAAGAAGAACTTGAGCAGTACCTTGGAGATATGCTGCAGCTGATTATTTTAGAACAGCTGCAGAAGAATATGGTATCATATACAGGCGGAGTTGATGAGAATAGAACAACAGATTCTGAGCAGACTGATTTACGATGAGCAATATTGCCGAAAAGTAGTACCATTCATCAAACGCGATTATTTCGTTGACAAGAAAGAGGCTATCGTAGCCAACGTTGTAACTGAGTTCTTTAACAAGTACAACAAGCCTCCAACGAAAGACATTGTTTCCATTGAACTTGGAAACCGAAAAGACCTCACTGACAAAGAGTTGGCTGAGGTCAATTCCTTTGTCGATAGTCTAAGTGATGCTCCAGTCAATGAAGACTGGATGTTGGAACATACTGAGAAGTTCTGTAAAGACCGAGCAGTCTATAACGCAATTCTTAATTCGATTAAGATCATCGATGGGCGCGACAAGGTTCTGACGCAGGACGCTATCCCTTCCATTCTGTCTGATGCGCTAGCAGTCTCTTTTGATAGCCATGTGGGTCACGACTACTTGGAAGACCATGAGTCTCGTTATGAGTATTACCACCGTGTCGAAGAGAAGATCGCTTTCGATCTCGAGATGTTCAACAAGATCACGAAGGGTGGTTTGTCCAAGAAGACTCTGAACATCGCGTTGGCAGGTACTGGTGTTGGTAAGTCGTTGTTTATGTGTCACGTTGCCGCAGGTTGTCTAACACAGGGTAAAAACGTCTTATACATAACAATGGAAATGGCAGAAGAACGTATCGCTGAACGTATCGACGCTAATCTGTTGAACCTGACGATGGACGAACTGAAGGTGATCGACCGCGACATCTATGAGACTCGTATCAGTAAGATTACGAAAAAGACTCAAGGCAAGCTGATCATTAAAGAATATCCAACAGCTGGTGCACACTCTGGTCATTTCCGAGCATTGTTGGAAGAGTTGAAGTTGAAGCGTGATTTTGTTCCCGATATCATCTTCATTGACTACCTGAACATCTGCGCTTCTCAGCGTATGAAGCAGGGAGGCTCTGTAAACTCTTATACATATGTTAAGGCAATCGCAGAAGAACTAAGAGGTTTAGCCGTTGAATATAACGTCCCAATTGTTAGCGCAACTCAGACAACTCGATCTGGATATACAAACTCAGATCCAGGACTTGAAGACACTTCAGAATCTTTTGGTCTACCTGCAACAGCTGACTTTATGTTCGCGCTTGTAAGCAACGAAGAACTGGAAGCATTGAATCAAATTATTGTCAAGCAATTGAAAAACCGATATAATGATCCTAGTTACTTCAAGCGTTTTGTGGTTGGTATTGATAGAGCAAAGATGAAACTCTACGATGTAGAAGCATCTGCGCAAGAAGGTTTGTCAGACTCTGGTCAGGATGATACTCCAGTCTTCGATAAGGGAGACTTCGGTAAGAGGGTTAATTCCGAGAACAAGTTTGATGGTTGGAAGTTTTAAGGAGATAGAAATGGTTAAGGTAATCGTAGCCAAAGAAAAATTAGACGCATCTCACTTGCTAGGTCAGTTTGTGGACGAGCGTCATTATGATGTTCTTGTTGAAGAAGATTGTGATGTATATGCACCACCAGACTGCGATCTGGGTGATCAGGCGGTTTGCACTAGCGACTGTAACACTTGCTCTAAGGGTATGGATGAGCGCAAGATTATCTTTAAGTTTCGCAAGAACTACTTCACTAAAGAAGAACAGGATGCTGCATATCTTGGTCTGAGAGAAGCTGCAGTTGAAACTCAGAATCGCGGTATTGCTGCTGGTCCACGTGGTGAGAAGCTAGGTAATCGTGAGTGGGTTACTGACTATGAGTATGATATCATCGACTTCTTCTCAAACCCTAAAGCCAACATTATGGGTACTGATCCAGTCGAAGAGATTAAAGCTGCTCACGCTGGTAAGGCAACTCAGCCATCTAATAAGAACAATGTCTGGGGTATTCAGGCTGTTAAGAAAGACAATTTCGTCTTCGAAGATTGGGTCGAGGCTACTCGTAAGTTAATGCCTGATGAACAACGTGCAGAAGCTAAGCGTATCGTAAACAAGTATGTTTGCGCAACTACTTACGCTAACGGTGTGTTCTCTGGTATTGCTGGTTGGTTTGATCGTTATCCACGTATCCCTTATGGTCGTGCGACTTCTTACACTGAGAAGAACCCAGAGAAGTTTGCGATGGCTTTCCCATTCCTACAAACTCTGGCTGCTGGTTTCAAGGATCTTCTTCCTTGGAGATACAACAACCAGATGGAAGCTGCGAAGAAGTTGGACTCTCGCTACCTAGTCCCTGGAACTCCGTTCACTACTATCACTGTGAACAAGACTTTCCGCACTGCTGCTCACTATGACGCAGGTGACTTGGACACTGGTTTGTCTAACCTTCTGGTTCTGTCCAACAACGGTAACTACAAAGGTGGCTACTTAGTTGCTCCTGAGTACCGTGTTGCTGTCAACGTTCGTCCAGGTGACCTACTGCTGATCAACAACCACGAAGTTATGCACGGTAACACTCCAATCGAAATGTTGGACGAAGAAGCAGAACGTGTTTCTTTGGTTTGCTACTTCCGTGAGAATATGCTACAGTTGGGTAGCAAAGACTACGAAGACTGCCGTTACGAATTCGTTGAAGGTCGTCGTTTGAACAAGGAACATCCAGGACATAAGAACGAAGACGGTTCTGAGCGTCATCTATGGAACGGTGTTTCATCTGGTATGTGGGAGTCTGAAGAGTGGTATGAATATTGTGAGTCTAAACTAGGTCGCGAAAACCTATTGAAGTATCACCCAGAAGCTGAGAAGGCTAATAGCCTCGAAGGGTTCTTCTGATGGAAGTTCTGGAAATCTTTCCAGAGCCTTTGTATAAGGGGAAGATAACATTCAGCGATGAAGAGTTATCTTCTCTGGCTTCTATCAGAGCCAGTGGTGAGTATAGCAATACGTATGGAAACACTACATCGAACGACAGCGCTGTCTTAGATAGAGTTGATTCCCTAAGAGAAAAGGTTCAGCAACATCTGAACACTTATCTAGATAAGGTGATGGGTGCTTCTGGAGTCTCACTGGAGATCACCCAATCGTGGATGAACTTCAATGAGTATAATACTTCTCACCATACACACATACACGTAAACAGCATTGTGAGTGGAGTGATTTACCTATCACCAAATCCAGCACCGTTCATGGTGTTTAGAAAGCAGGACAACTATCCGTTGCGTCCGCTGATAAGTAAGATGACACCTTACAATTCACCGATGCGTTCTATTGATGTTGAGCAGGGAGACATTATTTTGTTCCCTTCTCAAACGCCCCATGGGGTGAATGTGAATAACACCAGAGAGACTAGAATCTCTTTGGCGTTCAATACTTTTTATAAAGGTGTTTTGGGTAGCAAGAAAAACCTAACTCACTTGGAGATTCTATAATGTGTTCTGTAATTGGCGCGATTATTCAAAAGCCAACTGTTGATGATTTCGAGATGCTTAAGCGCGTCTTCCACGAGTCTCGTATTCGTGGGATGCATGCGACAGGCATCTCCTTTTTGCCTAAGTGGTCTAAAGGAATTGAAACTATCAAAGAGCCTATCCCTGCTGATCAGTTCATTGAGAAGTTCATGCACAACGATAACCTTCGCGATATGGTCAACGAAGATGGTAACCTTTACCTAGTCGGTCACTGTCGTTACAGCACTTCTGATCTCGAGTATAACCAACCGATCTACAACTCTTTTATTAGCGTGGTTCACAACGGTGTTATCACTCAAGAACTTCCAGAGAACTGGGAGAAGCTATACGGTTACAAGTGTGAGGGTAAGAACGATACCGAACTCTTGCTACATACCTTCGGTCATGGTGAATCTCCTCTGTTGAAGTGGAAGGATTCTTCCCTTGCAGTCTGTATGCTTGGAAGAACCAAGTCGCTTACAGTGTTCCGTAATGGCAAGCGTCCGTTATATTTGACATCTAGACCCAATGCGTGTATAATTACCTCTACTGCCGATGTTGTAAAACGAGCAGGTATTGAAGATCCAACTACTCTAATTGCAATGAATACATACTTCAGATTCGATTCTGATTTGTGTATGATGGTTGAACAAGAAAAAATTGATGGCGCAGTCGACTTACAAAATGTTATTCATTAACTCAACAAAAGTCCAACAGATTATCGATGAAAGTCCAGCTGGTAGGAACACCAAGTTCTTATCGGCTGCACATTCATTGTGGACTAGATTTCACAACTACGAGAAAAACTTACCGATGGCTCTTGAAGACAACGGTGAGATCGTCTCATTGATCTTCGCTACATTCAATCGTGATGGCTACGCTAACCTTTACGAGATTGTTACGGTAGAAGGAAAAGAAGGAAAAGGTTATGCGTCGAAATGCTGGGATGCGTGGATCAAATACGCAGTCGAAGAACGAAACGTCAAACGCCTCAAAATATCATGCACACCAACGTCTGTCACTTGGCACTTACGGAATGGTCTGGTGTTCTGGGCAGTTGACCCCACTGGTTCACTCCGCAGCGACCAACCACTATTCGCTACACGCGCAGAACAGATCGCATGGCGGGACAAAGCCATCGTCTACCCACTACAATCTTTACCTCCACAAAAAGCGCGAGAGCAATTCCGACGCGAAGGATTAGAATCGTACACGTGGGGTGATAAGAAGAAAGCCAAGACTCAGGAAGCTATCGACTATGTCGGTAAGGCTTGGTTGCGTGAAGCATTGATGGAACAACCGTCACTTGAAGACTTTTTGAAATAATGGATTACAGAGAAAAACAGAATCGTCGTGAGGCGTTCATTCGTTGGTATGCTTGGTCATTGAAGTATGATGATTGTGATCCAGCAGTCTGGGCTACCAACTACCTGAACAAACGCTACGAACATAACACTGAGCAGAAGCTATGGCTTTGCTGGTTGTACGGTAACACCTACTACCTGCCAACTGCTTGGGTTCTGATGAATGAATTTCCAGACTACGAACTAGCCACTGTAGATCGTATGGAGCAGTGGAACACTGCCAACTACAAACGTCTGCGCTATCAGACTGATACAAAGTGGAACAAGGGGCATCTCCCTGCAATGTTCGAGTCGTATCATAAGTTTATCGGTAACAAAACACAACGCGAGGTATTGGAGTCATATTATGGTGATACAGAAGAACAGTCATTTACCAATCTTTGGGAAGGCGTTAAAGGTAGCCTCCACAAGTTTGGTCGTTACTCTACTTGGTTTTATCTTCAGCATCTTAAGCATACCGCTGGTATTCGGATTAGCCCTACTTCACTTATGCTTGATGATTTTGATGGCTCTCGTAGCCATCGTAACGGGCTTCTTCTCGCCCTTGGAAAAGATGACAAATACGATGCGAAACTTACTGGAGCAGAGTATGTATATCTGGAGCAAGAAGCCAAGTCCATCTTGGATGAAACGAGAGCGAGATTCCCAACAATAAGTGATCAGGTAGACTTCTTCACAATGGAAACCTGCCTGTGTTCATTCAAGAAGATTTTCCGTGAACACCATGGACGTTATCTGGGTTACTACCTAGATCGTCAGGCTGAAGAGATTATGAAGTGCGAGGGCGACGAGTGGTATGGTATCGAATGGCAGGTAATGTGGGATGCCCGAAACGAAACCATCGACCTGCGTTTGGATAATAAGAAGGGTATTGATAAGGAGAGATTCTCATCCTTTGTCAATACTGGTAAGTTAGAGAATCTGGAATGGATGTTCAATGATGAGCAACCAGTTCTAGTTGGTTTGGAAGCATTTGCTTAAGGATATAAAATGTCATTTGTAGATAAGTTAGGCGTACAGGATCAGATCGAAGTTAAGCTGATCAAGAATACTTTGAAAACCCGTAAGATTATCGCGGTTGGTGGTCAGCCTGGAACTGGCAAGACTACTCTCTTCCGTAAGTATATGGAAGGTAAGGACTGGATCGTTGGTGAGCCAGCCAAACTGGTTTCTGCTTCCTACAATGCAGAACGCGACCTATATGTTCTCGGTAAGTACGAGGAAGGTGAAACCTTCGCTGGAACCGACCGTCTTTCTATGGCAGTCCAGCCTCCTCTTCAAGAGTGGATCTCCTCAAATAACTGTAACATCCTCTTCGAAGGTGACCGAGTCTTCAACCAGTCTTTCCTAGAGTTTTGTATGAGTCTCCCGAACACTGACCTTCAGGTGGTCTATTTGAAGGCTCCGAAGGATCTCCTAGAACAACGCTACAAGGAACGAGGCTCCGATCAGTCCGAGCAATTCCTAAGAGGGCGCGAGACTAAATATAGTAATCTACTATCGAATTTTGACTTGATGCCCTATATTACTGAGTTTAGTAACACTAACTTACAGGAGCAAGCGAAAGTCCTAGCCTTCTTTGATCAACATCTAGGTTGAGGTTGGGGCTTTCTAGGGAGCTATGAATTTCCTAGAAACAGCTAATTTCGACTGGATGGATATGCTCAATTTCTATGAGCGTCCATTTAGAGCTAAACTCATCCCTGCAAAAATCTGGAGAGACTTAGACGAGTATGAAAATGACTCGTCTGGTCTCTCAAACTATTTTAGGAAGTGGAAAACTAGAATAGAGTTTAGAGATCCTCCGAAGAAGACTTGGTCTAAATACGTGGCTGTCGGTGGGGAGTATGCTCCAGACGAACGTCAGTGCACCATCCACATCTACACAACCAACTTCGATAAATATACGTTTACTCAGAAGACTTGGGATAAGTTTAAGTATCGTGTCATCCAGACTCTGATGCACGAGATGATCCACTTTATGCAGTACGATCGTCGCTACGACGAAGACAGTAAGTATGTCGTACCATATAAGAGAGTCGGTCATTCTCTCAAAGATGCCGAGCGTAGATACCTTTCTGAATTTGATGAGATTCAGGCATACGCCCACTGTGTGTACCTAGACTTCAAAATGAAGAAGCCTAACATCCCAGTACAAACCCTACTATTGAGATGTAAGACCTACCGCGACTCATCCACTCTCCACTATTTCTTGAAGACGTTCAACTACGACTTCAGAAACAACATCTCCCCTCAAAAGATCATCCAGCAGATCGCCAAGTGGGATAGAAAGTATTCTAAACGCTTGACATAAATAGTTATTCTTGTATAATTGAATAACTATGGCAGCGATCACTACCAGCAAACAGGCACAAAGTGCCATTATTAAGTTCTACTCTGACGGCTTGAAGAAAGCTGGAGTGGAACCTATGAAGCCATCCAGAGGTGGTCCACACCTACGTATTAGCTATGCTGGCGACGTTCTTAAGCTGCTTAACTCTATCCTTTCCTGCACGTTAAAAGAGACAGACGTTTCTATCTCTGGTACATACGTAACTCAAGAGCTAACGATCGGTAAGGGTATTGATGGGGCGAAGAAGGGTGATAAGATCTACTTCATTCTCGCTGTGTCTTCTAAGGGTGTTCTAAAGACTAAGCAGTTAACCCCTGACAGATTAGGTTTCGGTGGTAAGAAGATTACTAAGACTACCTTCGTCACTAACGTCAAGACAAGTATCAAGAACTCTGATGCCCCAGAGAACATTAAGGGATTCCTAAACGAATTACTAACTGCTTCAGCTGCAGCAGACCCGAAGGTTTCCGACAAGTACATCGGCACTATCTCTGATCCAGACATTAACATCATCGCAAAAGACTTCGGTGAACTCTCTGGTGCCGTCTGGTTTATGAACCAGTTTAATAAGAAGGTTGACGCTATCAGCTACCCAACCGAGTCGAACGCAGCCCTTGTTGACTATTACGCTCACGTGGGTAAAAACAAGATCGCGGTTTCAGCTAAAGCCAACGAAGGTGCACCACCTTCTATCAATGCTATCGCCGACATCCTTAGACCTAACTCTTATCAGGTCGTTGCTAAGGAAAACGCTAGAAAGGCTATCATTGCCATTAGCGATAACAGCACGGTAGATGGTATCGTCGAAGCAGCGAAGGATCTTAAGCATCCTGGATACCTATGGTTGAAGAAGAACCTCTTCGGTAACAAGGACTTTACTGCTGCTCAGTGCGAGACAGTTCTAGCTGGCTATAAGAGCCATACCGCCTGTCTCGCCGAACTTCAACCGTTCTACGAACTAATCGGTAGAGCAGGTTCTGATATGATCGCCAAGCGTATCTTCGACACGAAGGCTAAACGCTGGGGTCTTATCATATCCCCTCTAGGTTACTCTCTTGTCGATACCCTAAATGAAAACGAGACCTACCTTAGCGTCCTAAATGATGCAGCCAATAGCATCGTAGTCTCTCAGATCTATATTAAGATCAATAAGAGCCAGAGAACGATCAGCTATACCGTTAAAGAGTTTAGTTCTTCAGCCTTCAAATTCGAGTATAATGCTAATGCAGGACAACCTGGACTGAAGAAAATCTCGTTCAAGATGGACAAGAAAGCCACGAAATAATACGAATTATAAATAAGTATACTACTTTATAGATGGATTACAATGAAAGATTACAGACAATTTCTGAAGCAATTACCGTCAAAGACTGTCGTTCTAGCCTGTGGGAAGTTTAACCCTCCAACACTAGGTCACGAACTCCTAGTCAAGACTGTCAAAAAACTGGCTGAGTCTAAGAACGCAGACCACGTAATCTATGCATCCAATGTAAGCGATGCGAAAAAGAATCCTCTAGTCGTAGAAAAGAAACTCCAGTATCTTGATCTGGTGTTCCCGAAAACCAACTTCAAAGAGTCTGGTGATAACATCGGGGAAATCGTCAAGAGCCTAAGAGAACATTATAAGAACATCGTTGTAGTCACTAGCTCAGACAAGGTTAACTCTCTAAAGAAGTTGAACGTTGAGGCTGTAGTTATTGGCGACAAGGATCCAGACAGCGAAGACTCTACAAGAAGTCTTGCTGCAAAGGGTTTGTATGAAGAGTTCAAGAAGAACCTTCCTACTTCCATTCGTGAATTGGATAGTCGTCGTTTGATGAACGACATTCGAGTTGGTTCTGGTATGGAGCCAATCAAAGAACAGATTAACTTGGTGAAGAACGAATTGAGAGAACAATACTTCAGAGGCGAGATCTTTAATGTGGGCGACATCGTTGAATGTGCAGGCACAGAGTATGAGATTGTAAAGCGAGGTTCAAATCATTTGCTTTTGAAGTGCTCTGAGGGTAAACTTATCTCTAAGTGGCTCCAGGAAGTTAAGCAGGTAAAAAAGTCTCAAATTAAAATGAAGACTGGTGAGAAGTCTATCCCAGCTGAGAATGGTACAGTGCCACTCAACGGTAAGCCATTCGATCCGTTCTTCAAGGAATCCTTCAAAGAATGGAGAACAAAATAATGGATGAGTTGGTAACGTCCCTGAGAATTGCACTGGCAAATACATTCGTAATGTATTTCAAAGTGCATCAGTTTCATTGGAATGTGGAAGGCGCAGACTTTCCACAATGGCATGGTTTCCTAGGAGACCTGTATGAAGATGTGTATGGTGCAGTGGATCCTCTTGCGGAGAACATTCGTAAGTTAGATGCATATGCTCCACGTACTTTAGAAGAGATGTGGAATCATAAGACTATCCCAGAAACAACTGGTGATGTTAAAGATATCCAAGGAATTCTAAATGAAATTCAAAAGGCTAACCTAGAAGTACTCGCAAGTCTGAAGAAGGCTTACGATCTAGGTGAGGAAAATAAAACCTACGGGCTATGTAACTTCTTGGCGGATCGTATCGATACCCACGAAAAGCATAGCTGGATGTTAAAGGCGTCAATGAAATGAAGACATTTATCTCTTTCTTAAAAGAAGAAGCGGAAGCAGAAGGTGCTAAGCTAAAGCACATTCACCATGCAGAGGATCGCCCTCTAATGCATGGTCATGAAGGTTTCGAGCATGCACATGGTGCGCTAACTCAAGCCCATGAGCACATGAAAGCTGGTCACAAGTCCAGCGGTCTGACTATGAAGTACGATGGTTCTCCATCTGTTGTTTACGGTCACCACCCAGAGTCTGGTAAGTTCTTCGTTGCATCTAAGTCTGCCTTTAACAAGAACCCTAAGCTAAACTATACTCACGAAGACATTCAAAAGAACCATGGACATGCTCCAGGTCTAGTTGATAAGCTAGGTGCTGCACTAAAGCATCTACCAAAGGTTGCTCCTAAGAAGGGTGTTTATCAAGGTGACATCATGCACAGCGGTGATGTTGAACACCACAAGAGCGGTAACGTCTCTTTCAAACCAAACACTATTACCTATACAGCTAAGGGCGATCAGGCTAAGGCTCACAAGGAAGCTAAGCTAGGTGTTGTTACTCACACCAAGTACGAAGGTAAGGACATGGCTTCTATGAAGGCTACTCCTCACGTTAGCGACTCTGAGTTCAGCAAGCACAAAGACGTTGCTCACCACACTGCTGAACACGATACTTCTAAGATTAGCTATCCACAGAAGGCTCAGGAAACATTCCACAAGCACATGAGTGCTGCCAAAGATATCCACGATACTCATGGCGCAAAGATGTATTCAGCTACAGAAAAGCATCGTGGTGAAAATTCCCACATGACTACTTACATCAATAGCACTGTTAAGAACGATCAGGTTCCATCTGCTAAGGGTTTCCAAGAACACATTAAGTCTCAAGGTGAGAAGGCTGCTGCTAAGGTTAAGACTGAGAAGTCTCAAACTGCAAAGCGCGCAGAAGCTGCAGAACATGTATCCCACGTAGAAGCCAACAAAGAGCACTACGGTAATCTGTTCTCAATGCACCACCACCTACAACAAGCAAAGAATACTCTAGTTAAACACCTAGAAACTCACGAAGGTGGTTATGAACACCACATTAATGACACTAAGTCTAAGCCAGAAGGTTTCGTTGTTAATCATAAGAATGAGCCAACTAAGTTGGTAAACCGATCTGAGTTCGCTAAGGCTAACTTACTAAAGGTTAAAAAGTAATGTTATCATTCCTTTCATTCCTAAAAGAAAGCGCGAGCGAGAAACACGGCGTTCTCGCTTTCGGTCGTATGAACCCACCTACTGCTGGTCATGAGCAGGTAGTCAATAAGGTTCACGAAGTTGCTAAAGAGCATGGTGGTGAACACCATGTGGTTCTTTCTCACTCTCAAGATAAGAAAAAGAATCCTCTACCAGCAGATCGTAAGGTTGAGCATGCTAAGAATGCTTTCCCTGGAACTAACATCTCTGCTGCTTCAAAAGAGAAGCCGACTATTCTGCACCATGCTGCAGATATGCACAAAGCTGGAATCAAGCACCTACACGTAGTTGCTGGTTCTGATCGCCACGAGGCAATGCACGAACTACTACATAAATATAATGGACAAAAATCTGCTCACGGTCATTATAATTTTAAGTCTATTACAGTGCACTCTTCTGGAGATCGCGATCCAGACTCTGAAGGAACAAGCGGTGTCTCTGGAACTAAGATGCGTGAACATGCCGCAGCAGGAAACAAAGAAGAATTCCACAAACATCTCCCGTCCAAAATGAAGGGAGAGCACAGAGATGCTTTGTTCCACGATTTACGTAAGCATATGGGGCATGACTAATGAAATCCTATAAACAATTTACTGAAGGTACTATCCAGCCAAATGGAACCGATAAAATCGATCCCGCTTGTGTTGAGGTAGCACCAAAGAAGAAAACGGAAAAAGAGATGGAAGACCAACAAAACGAATCTTTTACATTCGACTCTGCTGCTCTAGCAAAGCAAGAACTTGCTGATGCTAAGAACAGAAAGCACCGCAAGCGTGGTAAGGTAGCTAACCTTCTACGTAAGCTAGGCATGAGAGAGGGTTTAGATATCTCTACAGAAGATAACAAGGAAGGAACACCTATGAATGATAAAGAAGTTGTGCAAATCGACGAGTTGACAACTGGTCTTTTGATGCGCTATAAAGGCGGAGTTGGCAAGAAACTTCTTAACCCAGAAACTAGAGATGCAGCACAGGCATCTCCTCAACACCAAGTTGGTGTTCGTAGAGCTAACAAGCGAATTGTTAAGAACGAGCACGAAAAGAACTTTGGTAAGAGAAATGAAGAAGTTGAATTGACAGCCGAAGCTGCAGTTGTAGATAAAGCTAAAACTGCAGCAGCTGCTCGTTCTAAATCTGATTCTCCTGGCTTCCAAGCATACCTAGCTGCTCAACGTAAGAAGCGCGCAGAAGCAGCTGCATCAAAACCAGCTACACCGCCAGCAGTTAAAGAAGAAGTCGAACAGATTGATGAGATTTCTGCAGAAACTGAACACAGCTATTTCAAAGCACGATATGCTCAGCAACCTGACCGCACAAAGAGATCGAAGAAGGTTCGTCAAGGTATGGACAGAGTCACCAACCGTGCATTGAAGCGTAATACGATGAGTACTGATGGAGCTTCTCAAGATTTTGCAGATCAAGAAAAGAAACGTGGCGTTGGTCATGTCCGTGATCACGTTGAACTAGAAGGTAACCAACTCGACGAACGTAACCAAGAAAACGCATTGAAGCGTAAGTCTATGGATGCTTCTCGTGGTGCGCGTTATAAGGCTGCTGGCAACCCAGTTCCAGAAGCTGGCGCAGAACACAAGACTGCTCAACAACACAACAAGGCTATCGGGCGTGCACTACGCAACGAAGGAACTAAGAGCCTTCGTGAATTTATCGAGACTCTATCTGAAGCTAAGCCAGTTAATGTTGACAAGGTTAATGCTGCTGGTCAGGCACCACACGAAGAGAAGTGGGAGAATGCTAAGAAGCCAGCTGTCAAGAAAGAATCCTTCACAGCCGACCAACTTCTAGTCGCGTTGAAAGAAGGTATGTGGCCAGGTACTCCTGAGTACAAAGCTAAGTTTGAGAACCAAGCTAAGCAAGGTGGTGGCTCTGGTGTTAAGAAGGGATCTCGTTACGGCGGTTCTCTACAGAAGCCTGATAATGATAATGACTCTGACGATGCAAAGCCAGAGACTAAGAAGAATAAATAAGTTACAGCCTTACAATCAAGGAGATTAAAAATGGCACTATGGGGAAATACTGACAACGCTGGCAGCAAGCCAAAGTTCGTCTCTCAAGACGCTAACGGTTCTATCGGTGGAACTGCTGGTGTAGCAATCACTTACGGCGTTGACGCTGTAGAAGAAAACGTTGCTTCCAACAAAGCTAAAGGTATGCAACACGCAGGATGGGTTCGTCGCCTATCTTATACTGATGCTCAAGGTAACGTCCGTAACAAGACTGAAACATTGGTCGCTATGGGTTCCATTACTGGTGACAATGGCGACGACTCAGTCGTTGCTGATGCCTAATTAGAATCTGGAGGGTGAAAATCCCTCTACTTCATTATGCTAGAGAAACTGACTGAAAATAACTTCCTTGTTTATGCGATGCATCACTATGATAATCCACAATGTCATAGCCTAGATGAGTTCGAAGAAGATCTGAAGAAGATCCTATATCTAAAGAAGTTATTATCTCGTTACAAAAATAATGGTGAGTTGAGAGAACGTCTAATTCTCAATCATATTATCGTACTTTATAATATCTTTGGAGAAGCAGCAACTAACATGCTCTTCTACAAAATTGAAAAGTCTAATTGGGATGTACTGATTACGTTTTTGGTTTACTTAGAAAGAATGCCAGAGACGATACCGCAGTATGGAATACAACTCTCTCAAGTACAATTGGATGAGAGAGTGATAGCAACGTTAAGGAATATCTAATGAGTCGTATCGTAGATAACGTAGTAGCGATGAAAATTGTTCGAATGCTTGTCACTAACTTCAGTGACACGAAGGCGTTCAAACTAGGTATCATTGATGCTCACGGTAACACTCTTAAGCCAGCAAGCACTCTTCGCACTGCAGAAGAGAAGGAAGCCTTCACGTATCTAGATCGTCTAGTCTTCAATATGAAGAAGATCATCAACCGTCTTCCAGGTGGTGAGAGCACTCTAAAGAGTCTAGTCAGTGCATTATGGTTAGTCAAAGAATACTATGAGAGTGGTTCAAGAACCACATCTCTTATGGAAGAACGATACAAAGAAGTCATGCGTATCGTTAATAGCAATGTCGTCCTAGCTGAAGAACAACTTGTTGTATCTAAGGTTCTAGCTGAGGAAGGTATGGGCGCTGGTGCTGTTGGTGGTGCACCAACAAATAATACTAGCGGTCCAGTTGCTACACAAGAACCAAAGATCGGTAAGAAAGACATCAAGAAGTATCAAGTGATGGCTCGCCGTCCAGCGCCAGTGAATAAATAATCATGTGGATTCTTGATCTTTTACCCTTCTGGATATTTCACCTAATTTTATTTGCTGGTGTTGCGGGTGCAGCACTAGCTTTTTTATTTGGCAATGTCCCATTTGTTTCCAAGTATGTCCTGCCGATGAAGATAATTTCCATCTTCGTCATTATCTGTGGACTATGGATGGAAGGTGGAATCTCTAATCAAGAGCGTTGGGAAGCTAAGGTTGCTGACGCTAAATTAGAAATGGCCAAGAAGGATACTGCTTCAGCTGAAGCAACCACAAAAGTTGTAACAAAGTATGTAACCAAAGTTGAAGTCGTTAAGGAGAAGGGTGATGCAATCATCAAAGAAGTGCCAAAATATATTACTAAAGCTGATGACACTCAGTGCGTTATCCCTAATGGTTTCGTCCTGCTCCACGACAGTGCCAGTCGCAATGAAGTTCCCGACTCCACCAGAAGTGTTGATGGTGGAGCCTCCGATGTTAAACTCTCTGGGGTCGCAACAACAGTCACAGAAAACTACACCACCTACCACAAAGTCGCAGAACAACTAAAGGCTTTACAGAATTGGGTGAAAGAACAACAACAGATCTACAATAAGTAAAGCCATGGAAACAGAAAGAATCGCCAAATTGGAAGCACAAGTCGAAGCAATGAAAGATGACGTTGCCGAACTTAAGGGTGACGTTAAGGAAATCCATTCTCGCATTACTACTGGTAACCGTGAGATTGTGGATAAGATTGACCAACTGGAAACTCGTCTAGAAAATAAAATGAATGCCAGCGCGGATGCTGCAAAGAAACAACATGCAGAGATTCAGGCAGACATTAAGCAAGATGTCAAGAAAGTTACAGATCGTGTAGACGTTCTTGAAAGATGGCGCTGGATGATTGTAGGTGGCGCGATTGCAGCTGGTTATCTAGTCGGACACTTAGATCTATTCTCAAAGGTCTTTGGAAAATAAATTTTGCTTTGCAACCACGTGTAGGGTATAATTACTCTCTACACGTGGAGTTATAATGTTATACATTGATGCAAAGTATGCACTACTACTAGGCAGTCGCCTACGAAATTTCAAACAAAAGAAAGATTACAATTGGAACTTTTCGTGTCCATTTTGTGGGGATAGCACAACCAACAAATTGAAGGCGCGTGGATACCTTTATCGTTCCAAAGCAGATCTTCTCTACAAATGCCATAACTGTGGTAAGGGTACTAACGTAGGCAACCTTATCAAGTATGTGGACTCTAAACTTTATGATGAGTATGTTCTTGAACGCTACAAAGCTGGCGCTACAAGATACAATGATCACAAAGACGTTAAAGAAACTAGCGTCATTCTAGAATCTCCCAAAGAAGAATTGCTCGAGGATGATATCCTTTCCTCTCTAACGAGAATGGATAAGTTACCACTCACCCATCCTGCTTTGAAGTATCTGATTGATCGTAAGTTGCCTAGAGATAAGTGGAAGCTACTTTACTTCGCTCCTAAATTTAAACAGTACACTAACACAGTCACTCCTAAGTTTCAAGAGCCGATTGAAGGTGAACACCCTCGACTAATCATCCCTTACTTTACTGCAGCGGGTAAGTGTTTCGCTTATCAGGCTAGAGCGTTTGGTGATGAACAGCCGAAGTATTACATGATCAAAGTGGATGATAATGAGGAGAAAGTATATGGACTCGACAGAGTTGACTTCAGTAAACGAATCTACGTGGTGGAAGGACCAATTGACTCTTTGTTCCTCCCGAACTGCGTGGCTGTATCAGGAAGCAGTTTTGATACCCCTAGTGTTCGTAGGATCCTTGCTAATGCTACGTTAGTGATGGATAATGAGCCTCGCTCAAAAGAAATAACCAAATTGCTTGCCAAGAATATCAAGGCTGGTTATAGTGTTTGTATGTTCCCTGAACATATCGAACAAAAAGATATCAATGATATGATTAGGGACGGTGGAATGTCGGTGGACCAGATAATGGAAACGATAAATACAAATACCTTTTCAGGGATTGAAGCGGAATTAAGATTTAGCACATGGAAGAAAGTATGAAAGTAAAATTGATTAGTTATAGCAAACCATCTCGTGAAATGTACGATGAAGGTTTGATGGATGCGCAGGAGTTAGTTGCGTTCTGCGCCCGAGTGAGCAATCCCAGCAACCAGTTCAACACCGACACAGCAGACAAGCTAATTCGCTACTTGATCAAGAACAAGCACTGGTCTCCTCTCGAGATGGTTAGCGTTTGTCTCGAAATCGAAACCACACGTGATATCGCTCGTCAGATTTTACGTCATCGCTCTTTTTCATTCCAAGAATTCTCCCAACGTTACGCAGACCCAACTAAGGATCTTGCCTTTGTCGTGCGCGAAGCCCGACTACAAGATAGCAAGAACCGCCAGAACTCTACAAAGTTAGACCTATCGCGAGATGATCATCGCCAACTAGCGTATCAATGGGAAAATCTGCAGCAAAACCTAATCAACCAAGCACGTGAAACCTACGCATGGGCTGTTGAGCATGGTATTGCTAAAGAGCAAGCGCGAGCAGTTTTGCCAGAAGGTAACACTGTTAGCCGTATGTACATGAACGGCACACTCCGCAGCTGGGTTCATTATATTGAACTGCGCAGAGAAAACGGCACACAAGAAGAACACAGAGACATCGCTGTCGCATGCGCTAAGGTTATCGCCGAAGCGTTCCCAATGGCTGATGATCTTTTCAATAATTAAAAGATAAGAGGTGTATATGGATGTCATCGATGGCATCACGGTTGACTATTCCCGTGATAATCTATTTGACGAACTTGGTAAAATTCGATTAAAAGAAAGTTATATGAGGGATGAAGAAACATCCCCACAACAGAGATTCGCTTATGTCAGCAAGGCTTTTGGTTCTAATCCTGCTCACGCTCAACGCTTGTACGATTATTCGTCAAAACATTGGTTGTCATACTCAACCCCAATCCTCTCATTCGGCAGATCTAAAAGAGGTTTGCCTATCAGTTGCTTTCTAAACTACATCGAAGATACAGCGGAGGGTCTAGTTGATAACCTTAGCGAAACTAACTGGCTTTCTATGCTTGGGGGTGGCGTTGGGATTGGTTTTGGTATTCGTAGCGCTGATGACAAATCTACTGGTGTTATGCCCCACCTTAAGATGTATGATGCGTCCTCTCTGGCTTACCGTCAGGGTCGCACTCGTCGTGGATCTTATGCTGCTTATCTTGACATTTCTCACCCTGATGTTCTGATCTTCCTTGAGATGCGTAAGCCAACAGGCGACCAGAACATGCGTTGTCTGAACCTACATCACGGTATCAACATCCCTGACGCCTTCATGGAAATCATCGAGCGTTGTATGGTTGATAACGAAGCCGACGACTCTTGGGAATTAAAAGACCCACACAGCGGTGAAGTCCGTGAAGTTGTTTCTGCCAAGGAACTCTGGCAGAAGATTCTCGAGATGCGCATGCAGACAGGCGAGCCATACCTACACTTCATTGATGAATCTAATCGTAAGCTACCACATTGGTTGAAGGACAGAGGGTTAAAGGTTCACCAGTCTAATCTCTGCTCTGAGATTATTCTCCCAACAAATGAAGAGCGTACTGCGGTTTGTTGTTTGTCCTCTTTGAATTTGGAGTACTATGATGAGTGGAAAGATGATCCTCTATTTCTTCGTGATATTGCTGAAATGCTTGACAATGTTCTTCAGTATTTTATCGATAATGCTCCTTCCGCCATTGAGCGTGCACGGTATTCTGCCGTTCGTGAGCGCAGCATTGGTATCGGTGCTTTGGGCTTCCATGCTCTTCTACAACGAAAGAACGTGCCATGGGAATCGTCAATGGCAGTCGGACTCAACAAAGCAATCTTCGCATTAGTCAGAGGTAAATTAGATGTCGCTAATAAAGAATTGGGTGCCGAGCGAGGTGAGGCTCCTGATGCAGCTGGTACTGGGAATCGTTTTAGTCATCTTATGGCTATCGCTCCCAATGCTTCTTCTTCCATTCTCATGGGGAATACTTCTCCTAGTATTGAACCTTATCGTGCCAACGCTTATCGCCAAGACACTCTATCGGGTTCTCACCTAAACAAGAATCGTTATCTAGATAAAGTAATTCAGAAGGAAGCTGAACAGCATCCAGAGGGATGGGCAGATGAAGTGTGGCGTAGCATTATTGCGAACGATGGTTCGGTTCAGCACATCGATTGGATGGACGACTGGACAAAAGATGTTTTCAAGACGTCTATGGAAATTGACCAGCGCTGGGTCGTACAACACGCCGCAGACAGGCAAGTACATGTAGACCAAGCACAGTCTTTGAATGTGTTCTTCAGACCAGACAGTCATATCAAGTACATCCACGCAGTCCACTTCCAAGCATGGAAGCAGGGATTGAAGACTATGTACTACTGCCGTTCTGACAAGATCGCTAAGGCTGATAAGGTCGCTAAGAAAATTGAGCGTGAAGTTATCAAGGAGATCAACCTACACGATCTCGCACAAGGTAACGAATGCTTGGCATGTGAAGGATAATAAATGGTTAAGAAACACGGTAAACTAACAGATGAACGCACCTACTTTAAGCCGTTCAACTACCCATGGGCTTATGAGGCATGGTTAAAACACGAACAGGCGCATTGGTTACACACCGAAGTGCCTATGATGGAAGACGTTAAAGATTGGAAAAAGAAGTTAAGCAAAGATGAAAAGAAGTTTCTTACAAATATATTCCGCTTCTTCACACAGGGTGATATTGACGTGGCTGGTGGTTATGTACGCAATTATCTTCCTTATTTTCCTCAGCCTGAAATTCGGATGATGTTGTCTGGCTTTGCTGCTCGCGAAGCCCTACACATCGCTGCATACTCTCACCTGATCGAGACTCTAGGTATGCCTGAGTCTACATACAATGAGTTCTTGGAGTACCAAGAGATGAAAGATAAGCATGACTACGTCATGGATCTATCTTCTCGTAACGGTACAGTTGCTTCAACTGCAGAACACATCGCTGTGTTCTCTGCCTTCACTGAAGGTATGCAGTTGTTCTCTTCGTTCATCATGCTCTTGAACTTCCCTCGTCATGGCTTGATGAAGGGTATGGGTCAGATCGTTACTTGGTCTATCGTTGACGAAACGATGCATGCCGAGTCCATGATTAAGCTATTCAAAGAGTACGTCAAAGAAAACCCAGAGATCTGGAACGACGAACTCAAGAGCAAAATCTACACCATCGCTGAAAAGATGGTGGAGTTGGAAGACAAATTTATTGACTTGTCTTTCGCTGGTAATGAAATGCGTGATCTTAAACCAGAAGACGTCAAACAATACATCCGCTACATTGCAGACCGCCGTTTGATTTCTATGGGTATGAAGGGTATTTTCAAAGTTAAAAAGAACCCACTACCATGGGTAGAAGAAATGATCAACGCGCCAGTACACGGTAACTTCTTTGAGAACCGAGTCACTGACTACGCTAAAGGTGCTCTATCTGGTAGCTGGGACGACGTATGGGGGAAAGCAGCGTAATGGCAACAACTAAATACTTTGAGTGTGATGAATGCGGAGCAAGAGGCAAGATCACCCTCAAAGGAGACGACCACGGAACGGAAGATTTAGTATACTGTCCAGTCTGTTCGGCTGACATCTATGAGGAGGAAGATCTAGATGAACAAGAATGACTTGGTATTACAAAAATCAACCAGTACTAGAACTAACTGAAGATTGTGTCGGGTTTGTATATCTAATTACAAACCTGACCAATCAACGTAAATATATCGGTAAGAAACTCGCCAAGTTCTCAAAGACGACCTACAAGATGGTTACCTTAAAGAATGGCACTAAGAAGAGAAAAAAGATCAAAGGCAAGATCGACTCCGATTGGCTAGACTACTATGGGTCTTCCATAGAACTAAATAAAGATGTAGCATCTCTCGGTAAGGGTAACTTTACACGAGAGATTTTGTTCTTCTGCAAATCAAAAGCAGAGTGTTCTTATATCGAAGCGAGGGAACAATTTTCTAGAAAGGTTCTGGAATCTGACGACTACTACAACGGGCAGATCTCTGTTCGAGTCCACGGATCCCATATCAAAAACAAGTTATGACATACTTACTCTTAGTCATCGCCCTATCTCTTTCAGCCGTAGCTGAGTGGTATGCCATCGTCGGTTTGATGGCTATCTTCGCTGCAGCCTCTACACCTATCATGGTCATGGGGATTCTGCTGGGTGCGGCTAAGCTAGTCGTGGCTTCTTGGTTATACCGAAACTGGAAAGAGATTCCAATCCTTCTTAAAACTTACTTCACAGCAGCTTTGATCATCCTGATGTTCTTGACATCGATGGGTATCTTCGGCTTCTTGAGTAAAGCCCACTTGGATCAGGCTATTCCAACTGGTGACATCGCAGCTAAAGTTAGTCTATATGATGAGAAAGTTAAGATAGCAAAGGATAATATCGATGCGAACCGCAAAGCTCTTAAACAACTTGATGAGTCGGTGGATCAGGTCATGGCACGCAGCGCAGATGAAAAGGGTGCCGATAAAGCAGTTGCTATCAGAAGATCTCAGGCTAAAGAGCGCACCCGTCTCTTGGGTGAGATCCAAACCGAACAGGCGACAGTTAGTAAACTTATGGAAGAGTCAGCACCGATTCGCGCTGAGGCTCGTAAGGTTGAAGCCGAAGTTGGACCAATCAAGTACATCGCAGCTGTAATCTACGAAGACAACGCTAACGCAGACGTCTTAGAGAAGGCTGTTCGTTTCGTCACTATGATGATCGTTTCTGTTTTCGACCCATTGGCAGTTCTATTGCTTATCGCTGCTAACTGGAATATGAAGAGAAACGCCCAACCAAACTGGACAGAGTTCTTCAATAAGAAGCCCGAGGAAGAAGAAAGCATTAAACCTGATGCTTGGGTAGCAGATGTCGGTGAACCACCTACACCAGAAGAACTTGAAGAGGATATTCAAGTAGAGGAAGAACCAGTCCCGACTGAGTGGTCTTCAGAACTATACCTCAGAGATCGTCAAATTCCAGAGTCTGACAAGGCTAGATCATTCCTAAGTAAAGTAAACGAATCTATCGGCGTTAAGTCAATCGAACAAGAAGTCGAAGAGATTCAAGTCAACGATAAGGGTAAGGTCGTTGAGTATGATTCAGCGGGGCGTCGAGTAACCCCGTAAGAATTTGCAACCCCTAAATAAAAGTGTTCTTAATACTTTTACAAAGGGAACCAAATGAACAAAAAGTTCGGCACGATGCTGCTTTTTGTCATGTTTACATCTTCAGCGATGGCTATTGACCCCATCGTTACTGACTCGACTTCTAATAGCACATCTTATTCTAAAACAGACAGCACTACTACAGTGAAGTCTCCTCCACCAACAGCGGTGGCTCCAGCAATTACAGTTATTAACTCCGATGTTTGTGCAGTCGGAGCATCAGCTGCTGTCCAAACGCAAATTCTAGGTATTTCCATGGGTGGTACTACCACCGATAAAAACTGCGAACGCTTGAAGTTAGCTCGTGGTGTTTATGACATGGGTATGAAGGTTGCCGCAGTCGCGATCATGTGCCAAGACGAACGTGTATTTACTGCTATGATGAACGCAGGAACTCCATGTCCAGTCGATGGTAAGATCGGCGAACAAGCTAAGGCAATCTGGGAAGAAAATCCAGACCGTAAGCCACAAAAAGTCAAGAGTGCTGACTAATGAAGTTAGTAGCAGTAATCCTTTCTGCATTGGTTGCAGGATTGATCTGCAACGCACACGCGCAATCTGTTTCTCCTAACCTAATCGGACCAAATAACCTAACAGGTACAGTAGCCACCACCTCAACTGGTGGTGGTCTTACTGGTGGTTCACCTCCTGGATACAACTCATCCACGAACACGATTATGTTCGGTTATACGCAGGCAAGCGTGGCGTATACATACGCCTTCAGTACAGCGCTACAGAATAGTGGTATGACTATCCTTGGGTATAACTACTCTTGGCAGTACTTGAATCAGGGAATGACAAGTGGTAACCTAACAGCAGCAGTAAACTTCTCTGCTAATAATGGGTCATCTCTACACTATAAGTCTTGGGCTCTTGGTACAACTACTGACTGGACAACATTCAGTGGAACAGAAACCTTCACTAGTCCAGGTCTTCTAGCAGCAGACATCGCTAACTTCTCTCTTAAGTTTAGTGGTAAGGATAGCCGTTACTGGGCTGGTTACTATGGTCCACAGGTTAGAAACCCTTCTCTGACTCTAAACTATACATTTGACCAGTGCTCAGCTAATCCTCTGTCTAGTCCTAACTGCCCAGGATACGCTGCAGCTTACCTGACTCAACAGTGTACTGCTAACCCTCTATACTCTACTCAGTGTTCTGGGTATGCAGCAGCATATCAAACTCAACAGTGCACGATCAATCCGCTTTACTCTCCTGACTGTCCAGGATACGCTAATGCGTATCTAAACTATCAGTGCTCTACCAACCCACTCTATTCTACCACATGTGAGGGATATGAACAAGCGTACTTCAATCAGCAATGCACAGCGAATCCACTCTACAACACTCGTTGTACAGGATATGCTGAAGCGTATGCAACACAACAATGCACTATTAATCCACTTTCATCAACAACTTGTTCTGGTTATGCTAGCGCCTACTTTGATCAACAATGTAGACTGAATGCTCTGTACGATTCGAAGTGTCCAGACTACGCTGTAGCATATGCCAAGAAGATGGTTCTTGAGCAGCAGGGGATTGCTGGAACAGTAGCAACTGCAGGTGTAATCGCTCAGACTGCTCCAACAACTACTGCCACTGTTGACTCTTCTGGAACAGTTAGCACATCAACAACTGGTTCTGCTGTAGTTGATAAGGCTCTTCCTCCACCAGCAACATCCGCTAACTCTGCTGCAGCGCCAGCTGCTCCAGTACAGTTGGTTCAACCACCTCCACCACCTAGTGCTCCACAACAGGGTCAGCAGGACAAGAAACCTGAAGGTCCAAAACCAGAAGGTGGTCCGCAGGGACAACCGCCACAAGGTGGACCACAGGGTGGTGAGAAGCCACAACCAACTGCTCGTCAGGCTCTAGCTGAACGCAGACAAGAAGCTGCTAAGCGCGATGCTGTTGAGAAGGGTAAGAATCTAGCTAAAGAGATGGGTAAAGCTACCGATCTAGAAGCACAGAAGCAGGTACAAAATGTAGTTATTCAAGCAATGGGTTTCACTCCAGGCTTTGACAACTACGGTAAAACTTTCATGCCCGATGGAATCGGGTATAAACCATTCACGGTCTACAATAATCAAGTAAACGTAGACAATAGAAGACTCGGTCGTGGGTTGTTTGGTCCGACCGATACACTACACAATGAATTGGTAGAATCTCAATACAAAGGAAACTAAAATGGGAGAAGAAATTAAAGACGTCAACGCTAAGGTTGACCAGTTAGAAGAAGCAGCGAAGAAGTACGCTAGCAAGGACACTGTTATTAGTATCGGTGGGTATGAGTTCACACCTGCCAAACTAATGGTAGCGTTCACTATCGTCTCTTCTACTCTTGGTGGCTTGTACGGTGCTTTCGAAGTCTACAAAGACTATCAAAGTATGAAGAAGCGTATCACTGAGTATGTTGCTCCAGATCTTTCTGAACTAAATAAAAAGATGGAAATCACTATGCAGAACAGCGAAAAGTCTGTTCAGTATACACAGGACATCAAGAACGATCTTAAGGGTGACATCCGTCGTCTAGAGACTGTTGTTGATAACGTTGAGCGTTCGACTAAACAGTCACAGCGCGAAACTGATCAAGAACTACGTTCAGTCCGTCAGTCTACAGAGCGTGAGATCAAAGAGATCAAGAAAGAAGTCGATTCCAAGATCCAGAAGGCTCTTGACAATCCATTAGCAAAGTAAGGAAGTAAAATGGCAGAAGAAGTAAAGAAAGCCCCAACTCGTAGCGAACGCGAAGCTGCGATTAAAGACAAAGCAGGATTGGTAATTGTTGTAATGGCATTGTTGCTAGCAATCAATACTTACTTCTCCAATAGTTTCAGCGGTGCAGCGATGACTAACCTACTGAAAGCATCCAACACATACGGATTCTATCAGTCTAAGTCTATCAAGCAATCTATCGCTGAAGGTCAACTTGAAGAAGCTAAGAAGATGGGCGACAAGGCTCGTGTTGAAAAGCTACAATCTAAAATTGACCGCTATGAATCTGATCCAAAATCTGGAGAAGGAAAGAAAGAGTTGCTTGACAAGGCTCGTGCCCAAGAAGCTGCTCGTGATGAGGCTCGTGTTCACAGCCCATGGTTGACTTTCTCTGGTATGTTGTTCCAACTTGCAATCGTGTTGCTATCTGCTTCTATTATTGCAGTTGACATGCGTATGTACTACGCCTCTTGGGGTGTTGGTGCTCTTGGTATCATCCTATTATTGCAAGGAGTTTTCCTATGGGTCTAATCGAAGAATGTCCAGTTTGCGGTGGTAAACACCCAAAGAAGTAAACCTAAGTGTTACAAAGAAACCCCACCAAGTGTGGGGTTTTGCAATTTAGGGCTTGTCTTGCATTTGACTTGAGGGTATACTAACGGTGTTAGGGTTGATGAGGAATTATCATGGAACTTAATGAGATTAATCTGGAATTGCAAGAGGCTTCTGACGAGATTCGTCAAGAGGTGATCGATCTGCAATATGAAGACTTTCTGGAAGAGATGTATTACATCTTCCAGTGTGATGAGTGGGAACTAGAAATGGAATTGTATAATGAACTCGGCTGAACAAGAGATTTTGCGAATTGCACAGGAAGAATGCGCTGAAGTAACACAGGCTATCAGTAAGGTATTCCGATTCGGTATTGACGGTGAACACAATGGTGCGACTAATCGTGCTCGACTAACCGAAGAAGTTGGTGATTTGGTTTGTATGATCGAACTAATGATCGAGCACAAACTTATTGACGCTGTAGAAGTTGCAAAGGCTGGTGTAAATAAGAAAGAGAAACTTGCAAAATGGTCTAACATTGGAGCTAAATAATGATTCAGCTTAACGGACTTTCGCAATATCAGGTAGAAATGCTTGATATGATGTGGTCACTGGATACCTTTGATGAGTATAACCAGTGGTGGCAGAGTCTTGGTCGTGAAGACCAAATTCTGGCGGATGCCCTGCAACAAATGCTTATTGCAGAGGCTTTGGAAGAAGATCTAGGAGAATTCAAAGAGGCAAAATCGTTGCTTTCTAAATTTGCTTTGTAAGAGGATGTGATGTATAATAAACCTTCGAAACCGAAAAACTTGGTCGCAAAAGACTTGCGCACCCCGAAGTACCGCATGCGTGTGGTAGAGTCGAAGGTCAAGTACACTCGCAACCCAAAGCACCGAAAGGCAACTGATGAATTATGAATGGGAAATTTGCCGTAATGGATTTACTACACTGTTTTCAGTGAAGGAAGTCGCTTACGACAACATCGAGGTAACTTATGGTTACCGTCTTGAGGATCCTACCCTAAAGGGTGAGATCGCTAACAAGATCCAAACGTTCTACTCTCGTAAAGAGTTTGTAGAGTTTTTTGAACCAATCGTGAACACCCTTAAAAAGGAAATTGATAATGGAAACTAATCTGGAGCCTCTGAAAGAAGATGTCCTCAAAACTTTGCGCGCTGGTGAGACCACTGTCCGATTTACAAAAGTTGATGGGAGCGAACGCGAAATGCGATGCACGCTCTCAGACGTCCACATCCCAACCGACAAACACCCAAAGACGAGCCAATCTAGCAGCACTGCTGGATCCGCTATCCGCGTATTCGATCTCGACAAAAGTGAATGGCGCAGTTTCCGTCTCGAATCCCTAATTTCTTACAAGTGATTATTATGAAAATTCTTTTTTACGTTTTCCTCGCTCTGTTCATCGTAGTGATGGCACCCTTCTGTTCAATCTGGGCATTGAACACTTTGTTCCCTGTACTGGCAATCCCATACACTTTTGATACTTGGCTGGCTTCTCTGCTGTTGAGTGGTGCTGTTGGTGGTTCTGGTCTACGTTTCAACCGAAGCTGATGCTAGATTTTCCTGCCTACCACAACGGCAGTTTCTGTAAAGTCCGAGATCTACAGGTATCCATCCTAGATCTCGGCTTTATTCATTCTGACGCAACCTACGACGTAATCGCCATCAAAGATGGTGAATTCGTTAATCTTGAAGCGCACCTAAATCGTTTCATTAGAAGTTGCGAAGGATGGCGTATTCCTTTGGGATACACTGCCAAAGATCTAGAAGCAATCCTGAAAGTCCTTCACGTTAAGGCTCCACTTGACCAGAAGGATTGTTTAGTGTGGATCGCTGTCACTCGTGGAATTCCATCCTCTGGTAATCCTCGCGACTTAGTTTCTTGCACACCTAACTTCTACGCATACATTAAACCTTATTTCGGTTTTAATAAGTCTAACACTGCCAATGTCTGTCTCGCTAAACAAAAGCGCAACGAAGCCATTGATCAGACAATGAAGAACTTTGCTTGGAATGACCTGACGCTTGCTCAGTGGGAAGCCATTGACCGTCATTATGATACTGCGATTCTGACAGACCGTAGAGGTTACGTCACTGAAGGTCCAGGATTCAATGTCGGGATGATTCAAGGTGGGGTTGTTTATGCTCCGAAATTCAATCGTCTGCAAGGCACGGTTATGGATAAGGTGAAAGAGTATTGCGACCAGAACGGTATTACTTTTAAGTATACTGATCTTAAACCAGAATCATTTATACATTATGCTGATGCGATGTTTCTGACTTCTACTGCAGGTAATGTTATTGAAGTAGAAATGTTTGAGGGTCGTGTATACATGCCAAATGATTTATTGAAATGTATTCAGAGTTATTTCTAAAAGAAACTTATATTAAGTATTATTCTGCCGAAGGTAATAAAGACCTATTATTCTTATTACCTGGACAGAGTTTATCTCCCAGAGTTTTCTGGGATTATCCTACTGAAGAGGGAACACATGCGCAGTGGTTTCTCTCTCAGGGGATAGATGTAGCATTATTTGATCCAGTTGGATATGGTAATAGTAAGGCTTTTTATCCATATGATCGGCTTGGTTATGCTCAGCAGATTTTAGAAGCAGCGAGATCTCTACCGAAGAAATATCGTAACAAAACTATATTCGGATTCTCCACTTCAACTGCTCCAGCATTAATCGCTTCATCACATTTCTTTAATAAGGTTATTATTCATAGCCCTGTTCTGCGTCAAGACCCGAAATACTTTGTTCCTCATGGAGAAGTTCTTGATGTTTCAATTGATAAACTAATTACAAATAGAATCGCTAATATTAGTGATAAACTAATTCCAAAACCAAATAGGGTTGATAATTGGAAGGAAAAGATTCTCTCTGTTATCGGTAAAACAGAATGGAAAGTTCCTGCCAAAGTTGTTTATGATGTGGGTAATTATTATCCAAAGAATAGCAGGAATGGATTTAATGTTGATTTCGTTCCACCAATATTATGTATTGTCGGTCAATATGATTATGAAGTAACCACTGGTGGTTATGATTTATTCAAAAAGTATTTCACTGAGACTAAAGAAGTCATCATTCCTAATTCCACCCACTTCTCTATGTGGGAAAATGAGTATAAAATAACCCTACAAGCTGTAAGGGATTACGCGAAGGGGACTTGACAAATCCTGCATATTAGGGTATAATAGATACTTGAAATGGAGGTAATTTACCTATGGCAACTACTGCTAAAAAACGCGCAAAGGCTCACGCTGCACTCAACCGTACCGTGGATGAGCCGATGCTGGATCAAGATAACTACGTTGTTTCTATCACGCAAGCACTGCAATGGTACTCGCTCAATGTTGATGAGAAACGCCACCGCAAATACGCACTAGAGTATTTTGCGAAACTCGGTAAGAAAGCCGAAGTCATCGCTATCAGTAAGGCGTCTGACTTTGATGTGCGCCAACTCGGCATTCTCTGTCGTCTAGTCACCAATGGAAATACTCTGCGTGCCGAGCATGTGGAGAAGATTCAGTCCATGGTCAGCGACATTATGACTAAAGTAGGTAAGCCATCTAGAACCAAACCTGCAGAACAGAAAGACACTGCACCACAACCTTCCATCCAAGAACGTATGGATGAGAAAGCCCACGAACTTGCTGGCGAGATCGAAGGAGCCATCGATGATTTCATCATCAACAAGGAATCTAGTTTCTCGGCGAAGAATTATCTTCTGGCAAACAATGTCTCTGCGCCGATCGCAAAGCGAATCGGTGACCTGTTCGTTAATCGAATCGGAGAGATCGGTGACGCCATCGAAGGAGACGACAAGTATCTCGTCGAAGGATACTCAAACTTCACCAAGCGAGAACTGAAGAAGCTGCTGGCATTCATCGAAGGTATCATCGTTGATTGTACTCAGATGGTTCAGACCGCGAAGGCTACTCGTGCGCCTCGTGCTCGTAAGACTGCTTCTCCTACCAAGCAAGTCTCTAAGATGAAGTATATGAAAGAGTTTGCCGAACTCAAGTTGAAGTCGTGTAAAGCCGAAGACATTATCGGTGCCACTGAGTTGTGGGTCTATAACACGAAGTACCGTAAGGTGCAGGTCTATAAGGCTGAAGGTTCTCTGTCCGTTAAGGGTACTACTGTACTGGGCTTTGATGTGAAAGAGTCTAAGTCAATGACCCTACGTAAACCCGAAGAATTCTTCAAGGGTCTGTCCATCGGTAAGCGAGCATTGAACGGTGCTCTGAAGAAACTTACCACTAAACCAACCACTCCGAATGGTCGAATCAATGAAGAGTGTATTTTGCTCGGAGCATTTTAATGATTCTAGTCGATTATAGTCAGGTGGCACTCAGTGCCATCCTTACCTTCCAACGCGAGTTGAAGGGTACTGAAAGTGAAGTGAAGAATCTGATTCGACACGTAACCCTATCCACAATCAAGTCATACAAGAAGAAGTATGGTAAGGAATATGGAGAGATTGTTATTGCCTGCGACGGTCGTAAGTACTGGCGCAGAGATATCTTCCAACACTACAAAGCCAGCCGAAAGAAGAACCGCGAAGCCAGTGACCTCGACTGGACTTTGATCTTTGACACTCTCACAGAAATGCGAGAGGACTTGTCCAAGTATTTCCCTTACCGTGTCATCCATGTGGATCGTGCCGAAGCTGATGACATCATTGCTGTTCTGACTGAGTGGTGTCAGACCAATGCATTGATCCAAGACGGATTGATGGAAGAGCCACAACAAGTTCTGATCCTTTCTTCTGACAAGGACTTCAAGCAACTGCAATTGGCTCCCTTCTCGAGCAACAACGTGCGCCAGTGGTCACCGATGCAGAAGAAGTATGTCACTGCATCGAAGCAGGAGATTCTGGACTTCACCATTGAGCACATCGCAAAGGGTGATACTGGTGACGGTATCCCAAACATTCTTTCTGCTGATGATGTCTTTGTTAAGGGTGAACGCCAGAAGCCAGTTAGTGCGAAACGTCTCGCTGAGTTTATCGAGAAGGGTCGTGATGCCTGTCGTACCGATGAAGAGAAACGCAACTGGGATCGTAATGTGAGATTGGTCGCCTTTGATAATATTCCAAAGGATGTTAAAGAAGAGATCACTCAGGCATACCTAAATACTAAACCCACGAACGATAAGATGGCAATTATGAACTACTTGATTCAAAACAAGTGCCGTCTGCTACTAGATGAGATTGAGGAATTTTGATGAGAAAATATGTTACACAGGTGTTTGAGGATATTAACTCCAACCCTAAGTTGATCGAACAGTATGTTAAGGATCCGCTCTACAATGTCTTGCTTAAGACTATTTTAGAGTATGCGTTTGACCCTGATAAGAAATGGATTCTTCCAGAAGGAGAACCTCCATTTAAGGCAACGGCTGAACCTATGGGTATGACTCCTACCAATCTTTACGGCGAACTTCGTCGCTTCTACGTATTCAATCGTGCGGATCTAAAGCCAGTCAAACGTGAGCAACTATTCATCTCATTGCTCGAAGGCGTACATCCCGAAGAAGCTAAACTCCTATGTGCTGTGAAAGACCAGACACTTCATAAGCTGTACCCTAAGATTACTCGTAAGTTGATCACTGATGCTGGCATTCTCCCACCTGTTGAGAAGAAAGCCAAAGAAAGTGCAGCATCTTGAAGACGAAGACAGAGACTTCTTACATTTCTTATTGAGCCTAGAAGAAGATGAATTTCAGATGATGTTAAATGCGATGACTGATGAAGACGCCATGCGTGTTTTAGTTATGATTCAGCAGGCAAAAGATGAAATCTTCGACCAGTGGATTGAAGAGAACGGTGTGCCAGATGCTTTAGAGGCACTGAAGCGAGTGATGTGATGAACCCATATGTGACCAAGTTATCTCTTTCGATGCCCGAAACTGAGAGGCTTATTCGTAACGGGTTCGTCAATACCAATACTCACTTCGAGGAAGCATTCCCTCACTGGAAGAAAATGCAGATCGCTGCATTTAAGAACGTAGAGGTGGACGGTTTCGAGGGTGATGGCGAAGAAGTTGAGTGGGTGCGTAACATCTATGAGACATATGGTAAAATTTATCAGGGTCGACGCTACATTGAAACCCAATATAATGTAAAAGACCCACTACACACCAAGATTATTCAGTCACTACCTGATGTGTTTAACTCCCTGAATGTTTCGTTTAGAGCGCAGAAATTTACTGACGGTGACTACATGTTACCTCATAGAGACCATGACCGAACAAGCGGTCTTTATTTCGTCATGTCTCCTCCTGAATTTGAGACTAGGTGGTATGACCTCGTCGGAGACTTTGAAGAGCGTAGGTTGAAGTACGCTCCACCAGAAAATCTAAAGCTGGCTCACAGCGAGATTCTTCAACGTGGTTCTTGGTATCTGTTCAATAACTACTCCCACCATTCGGTTCACAAAATTGTAGGAATACCGAAGCCTACACGAAAGACATTCGTTATTCAACTTGATGGATTGAGTTACGCTCAATCGTATGATATATTCAAAGATTATGAAACAAAAATGGATTGATGCCTTCATGGATACGGCTGAACGTTTTGCTCAGTTGTCGTCTGCTAAACGTCTAAAGGTTGGTGCTGTTGTCGTTAAGGACAACCGTATCATCTCTATCGGTTACAATGGAACACCTTCTGGTTGGGACAACGAATGTGAATACATAGAGTATGATGACAATGGTGATCCACTCGGAACAAAAACCAAACCAGAAGTGATCCATGCCGAAGCGAACGCTATCGCTAAGCTGGCTAAATCTAATGAGTCTGGTCAAGGCGCAGACATCTTCATCACCCATGCTCCATGCATTGATTGTGCCAAGATGATCTACGGTGCAGGGATTAAGAACGTCTGGTATCGAAACTCGTATAGAAACGATGATGGGTTGCAGTTCTTACAGAAGTGTGATGTTAAAACAGGTAAAGCGACTAATGATAAGACATGATCTATGGGCAACGCCAGTGTGGGAAGTCCCAACTGGCTTTGACGCGAAATTTAATAATCAACTTCTAGCAGAGATCTCTAAAATTCAGGCAGTCCCTGGATCTAACTTCAATCTGTGGAACTACGCCGACAATACCGAGTGTATAAGTAAGTTACGAGAAACAATTCTCAAGGAGATCGGTGAAGCGGTTAAGGAAGACATCCCCAATGGTAAGATGGTTCTAACACGCGGATGGGTCAATCACCATAGACCTGGAACTTCTCTTGTCACACATAACCATGGCAACACCATTATTGCCTGTACCTACTACGCCAAAGCGCCGAAGGGGTGTGGTGACTTACTTCTGATTGATCCGCGTGGTGGATCCAATTGGGGGTGGGAAGTTGAAGGTCAGATCGGTGGTGTGAAGCACAAACGCTTTACTCCAAAAGAAAGTTCTCTTGTTTTCTTTCCTGGATTCCTACTTCATTCAGTAGAAGAAAACAAGTCTAGTCAGGTGAGAGTAAGCATCTCATCTAATTTAATTTTTGCTTAAGGAAATATATGAAATTTTATGAAAAAGCGATGCGCTCTCTAGGTAAAGTTGTTACTTGGAGAATTCTTGTGACGATTACTAACTTCGTTGGTGGTTGGTTGGCATCAGGCTCTTGGGCTGTTGGTCTTGGTGTTGTCTCTTTCGCATTAGTTGTGAATAGTATCCTTTATTACTTCCACGAACGCGCTTGGAACAGAATCGCTGCGGGTAAAGAAGTTTTATAAATATGTCTTATGGCATACTCAGATAAAGTTGTAGATCACTATGAGAACCCGCGCAATGTGGGTTCTTTCTCTAAAGACGAAGAAGGCATCGGCACTGGCATGGTGGGGGCACCAGCATGTGGTGACGTTATGAAACTTCAGATCAAAGTCGATAGTGACGGTATTATCCGAGATGCTAAGTTTAAGACATATGGTTGTGGTTCAGCCATCGCTAGTTCTTCTTTAGTCACAGAATGGGTTAAGGGTATGCACATCGATGATGCTGCGAAACTTAAGAACTCTGAGATTGCAGAAGAACTAGCACTTCCTCCAGTTAAGATTCACTGTTCCATTCTAGCAGAAGATGCGATTAAGGCAGCTGTAAATGATTACCGTAACAGAGCAAGCGCAAAAGAAAATAAAGAAGCTGCTTGAGAAAAGAGGCAAGGGTGTTGGCATCCGTCTTGGAGTCAAGACAACTGGATGTAGCGGTCTATCCTATACTCTAGAATATGTTGATACCTACGAAGCTGAGGTTGGTGTAACTAACTTTGCTCATGCAGATCTTGTCGTTCTAGTGGACGCTAAGTCTCTGGCATACATAGATGGTATGACTGTTTCTTGGGAAAGAAATGGTCTTAACGAAGGCTTCCAATTTAGTAACCCGAATGAACGCGACCGTTGTGGTTGCGGAGAAAGTTTCCGAGTATGATTACAGTAACAGAAAATGCTAAGAATAAGATTGATGCTCTATTGAAAGAGAACGAAGAGACGTATCTACGAATCTCTGTTCAAGGTGGTGGTTGTGCTGGCTTCTCTTACTCGTTCGCGTTCGATGACTTAGCCGATGACGACTTCACTTTCGAGAACGTGATCGTTGACTCAATGAGCATCCAGTACATGCAGGAAGCAACTCTCGACTATAAGGAAGATCTAATGGGTGATCAGTTTGTGATCAACAACCCGAATGCCCAGACCACATGTGGGTGTGGAAGTTCCTTCTCTGTATAAAACAAAACCGCCGAAAGGCGGTTTTTTTACTTTTCGATCTTAATTTCTCCGACCTTGTGGGAAAATTTGGATTTTGAAATAATCTTCGAGACTGGGATATGGTGGAAAGACTCGTACGTCTTTTCTGTGTGCTGTTCCCAGCACTGAGCATCCTTCCAGCAACCACCATCGTTGCTGTCTCTGTTTCTAGAACAGATACCCTGTGTACAAGAGTTTAGAGTCTTAACGAACTTACCGTTGACGTCTACAACGTTAGACTGAGAACGAGAGTCGTTATCCTTAGACCATTCTTTTCTGAACTTGGTGACCGCATGTAGTTCGTTATCTACTCGGCTGTACTCGTCAAAGAAAGTATTCCAGAATTCTTCTACACCTTCGATAGACTTGAAGTGGCCAACGCGCATTCTAAGTGCCCATGAGCCATCGTCAAGCATTAGCTTCTCTTGAGTGATTGTGATGCGTTTATTGTAGATGTGACGCTCACACTTGAGTTCTACTTCTTTTCTGAACTCTACAAACTTCTCGCTGAGATCCTCTGGGAATGTAGAAACCTCGTCGAAGAATCTATCTTCTCTACGATTGATTGTGATGTTTTCGAATAAGTACATTACTTCCTCTTTATAGATGATACTGAGATGTGATGTAGGGATACATCTTGTTTAACGAATGATCCCTGTTGTTGCCACAGATTCTCACAGGTGTTCTTTGGATCACACTCTCCAAAGACCATACAGATTTTTCTAGCGCAGGAATTGATACACTTGATGAAGTTGCCCTGAGAGTCTAGGATGTTGTACTCGAAGATGATACCGTTCTCAATGATCCAACGGGTTCTTGCAAGGTTCGCTTCTTCTCTGGCTTCTGGTTTCCAGACTCGCTCTTGTAACGTTTCATCCCAGTCCCAACGAAGTCCTTCTGATACGAAGTCTTTGATGTACTGTTCTGCAGCCTTCTGGTTCTTGAAGAAGGATTTTCTGATGGTCTTGCGAAAGGTTCCATCTACCAGAGTATCGCGTTTCACTTGCATCTTCAGCTGTTGTTTGTAGATGTCCTTTGCGAATCTGTTATCGAATTGCTCGATGTAGTCTGCGTAGAAGTCCTTGTAGCGTTCAAAGGTGTCAGTGTCCTCGAAGAACTTGTTCTCCTTGGTGTTGACGTTTACAATTTCTAAGATGTACATTCGCTCTCCTATCCATGTATTTATACTCCAAAAAAATTTCTGAAAATACTTGACAAAAAGTTCATTTTGAGCTAAAATTTGTCCTAAATAAATCTAGAGTCTAGTGTAAAGACCCTACGTGTTGTAGGGGAATCGCTTGACGAAACCCGAAAGTTACTGTAGAATTCAATCTATGAAATCTTTAGTTTGTTCCAGAATGCATAAGCAGCTACCGTTGAATAACGGCTGGACAAGCACACGCCCATCATTTGTCCGTGGATACGCGATTGAGGATACTGGGGGTTTTGGCAAGTGAAGTAACACTTTAGTTTACTTACCAAAACCCTCGAAGATGAAAATCTCGAGGGTTTTTTGTTTTAGGGTGTTGACTTTTATCGCGAATGTGGTAGAATTCAATGCTCTGTTACTGAAGACGGTTCTGAGAATCCCTTACAAAGTTGAGGGTCTTTTCAGAAAGTTGTTGACAGTAACGCTGACATGATGTAGAATTATGTCTTAGTTGATCGGGAAGCGATTCCTGAGATGCGAAAAGAAAGTTGTTGACTTACAATCTTAATTGATGTATAATTAACGACTCGGTTGATTGGCTCTTTAGCTGTCAACTTCAGATCTTTAACAATCTGCGTACCAGTTTTAATGAGTCACTAGCGAAGGTTCGCTGGTAGCTAGTGACTCTTTTGTTCCCGAGTAGTGTAGTGGTAACACACCAGACTTTGACTCTGTTATTGTAGGTTCGATTCCTACCTCGGGTGCCAAACATAAACACATTGCGTGACGCCACTGTCGTAAGAGCCAGCTGGAACGAGAAGACAAAAAGCCTAAGCATGCAGATGGGCTCGCATGGCGTAATGTGTTTTTGTTTGGTAACAACATTTTTGAAAAGAGAGGACGATATGAAACGTGCTAAACGTTAGTGTCGCTCAGATCCCCCGTATGGTCTGAGTTGGCACGTAAAATCAAAATAATACGTACAACCACTCTAGGTGTTATTGGCAGCATTCTAGACTCTTAATCTATGAGGTCTGGGTTCGAATCCCAGAGGGTGGACCATATGGGGGTATAACTTAACGGCTAAAGTAGCTGGCTTTTAACCAGTTAATCAGAGTTCGATTCTCTGTGCCCCTACCAGTTTTCTTTGGGGAGTCATTAGTTTAGTGGCAAAACCACGGGTTGTGATTCCGTTATCACGAGTTCGATTCTCGTATGACTCCCCAAAGAAAATTGTATGCCGATGTAGCTCAGGTGGTAGAGCAGTGGATTGAAAATCCATGTGTCACTGGTTCGACTCCAGTCTTCGGCACCAGAATTTATTCCCATGTAGCTTAATGGTCAAGCAATCGGCTGATAACCGATAGATCTAAGGTTCGATTCCTTTCGTGGGAACCATTTTTAGGAAGGGTTCAGCAAATTCAATTAGCTAAACTTTTTGGTTGTCTAGCGACAAAAACCTTCCTGTTGTTTTATATTGCGTTCGACTTTTGGTGAGGTCAATAGGCTTTCAACCTATGTAGGCGGGTTCGATCCCCGTACGCAATACCAAGTTTATATCTCGCTGGTGTAATGGCAGCATAGCGGTCTCCAAAACCGTTGGTTGGGGTTCGAGTCCCTAGCGGGATGCCACTTTTATCTCTCTATGGCGTAATCTGGGAGCGTCCGTGATTTGGGGTCATGTGGTGGGGGTTCAAATCCCTCTAGGGAGACCAAAGTTTTAGAATCGGTTCAGCAAACAAAAATGCATTCAACTTGTAATTGAAAAACGCAAAAAACGATTCTGTTGTATAATGGGGGCAGTAGTGGGCTACGGGTGACCCTTGCAAGGTCGCTGTCTAGAAGGATTCGATTTCCTCGGCTTCCACCATAATGTAAGATAGTTGCACATGCGTCCTGCAGGTAAGTGTGTAACCGTAACATCACGGAAGGGCGTATCAACCGTGTAATCAAATGCGACTCAGAATTTTATTCCGTGAAACCCAAGCAAGGTGCAGGGGCTTGACTGTTAATCAATGGTTAGATGAGTTCGATTCTCATACACGGAGCCAATTTATACCGTAGAGTCCACCTGATGGTGATAACCGACTGTCTATCGGAATGCGGCGGGTTTGATTCCCGTCTACGGTGCCAGAGCCTCGCCTTGACTTATGGCGTATAATGAGACAAGTAGTAAGTCATTTTAATGAAGCATATTCATCATTGGTTACTGTGACGTTCAGACCGCTAATCTGAGCACGGTAGCGAAGCATGCCTAGCCAGCGCGATGAAAAGACCCCTGACGTCGAGAGTATGTTTCATTAAAATTTGGAGTCGTGATGTAATGGTAGCATAGCATAGCAAAAAACCAATTCTGTCTGAAGAATTGTTCCAGCAACACTATAGCTCTAACTCTGTAAAAGTTCTTGTGCGTGGTTCGAATCCCGCCGACTCCACCAAGTTTTATGCCTCGTTAGTTCAATGGTAGAACTCCGTCTTTACACGGCGGTTACGGCAGTTCGATTCTGTCACGAGGTACCAAGTTTAATGGATGGTTATTTCAGCGGTAGAATATCTCCGTGACATGGAGAAGGTCACAAGTTCGAACCTTGTACCATCCACCAAATATGCGTGTGTAGTTTAATGGTAAAATCAGACGTTGCCAACGTTTAGTTGAGAGTTCGATTCTCTCCACCCGCACCAGTTTTAGGTTAGTTACAGCAAAAACAACGCAACGCCGATGGTCGGCAATTTTCTTTCTACGAAAACCGTTGGGGTTCAATTCCCCATGCAAAACAACTAACCTGTTGTATAATGCCCCTGTAGTTCAACGGATAAGAATACGGTGCTACGAACGCTGAGACGGGAGTTCGATTCTCTCCAGGGGTACCAAATTGCTCGCGAAGTATTAGTTGGTGGTATGCTGCCCTAGTAACGCAGAGGATCGAGTTCGAGGCTCGACGTGAGCACCAAAAGAATAATGGAGAGTAATGCAGCGGGGTTGGTCCTGCGACGTGCCTTGAAAACACGGTTCTCAGAAATGGGATGGGGTTCGACTCCTCTGCTCTCCGCCAAGATATGGATGTGATGGAACAATGGCGTTCTAGTGGGCTGTAACCCCATGGACCTTCGGGTCAGGTAGGTTCGATCCCTACCACATCCACCAGTTTTAGGTTACTTACAGCAAATCATAACTCAACGTTATGTAGTTGGTTCGATCCCAACATTTCGCGCATCGCGAGATTAGCTCATCTGGTAGAGCAAACGAAAGAAGTAACCTGTTGTATATGGAAGTATGGTCGAGTCTGGTTTATGGCACCTGTCTAGAAAACAGGCAACCCGAAAGGGTTCGTGGGTTCAAATCCTACTACTTCCGCCAGTTCTAGGATGTTTGCAGCAAACAAACTTTAAGGTTCGATTCCTTATTTTGCCACCAAAACTCGGCAGAGTGCGCAAAGGGCGCAACAAGACATCCTGTTGTTTAACTATAGAATGGAGGCAATTATGCCAAGTGTGTTTTTAACAAGTGACACGCACTTCGGACACATGGGTGTTTGCCGATTTATGCGTGAAGACGGTGTTACAAAATTGAGACCATGGGACTCTCCTGAAGAAATGGACGAGGCTATGGTCAAGATGTGGAACGAAACCGTCAAGCCTACTGATAAGGTCTACCACTTAGGTGACGTAGTCATTAACAGAAAGGCTTTGAAGATTTTACATCGTTTGAACGGTGATAAGGTTTTGATCAAGGGTAACCACGACATCTTTAGAATGGAAGAATATACTCCTTTCTTCAGAGACATTCGAGGTAGTCACGTGATGAATGGATTGATCTTGACTCATATCCCTGTTCATCCTGATCAGTTATATCGTTTCGGCTGCAACATCCACGGACACTTACATAGCAACAGAGTTATGATGAGTGGCTTTGGAGGTAAGAAGTTAGATGCGATTGATCCACGGTACTTCTCTGTCTGCGTCGAGCAAACAGACTTCAGACCCATCTTGTTTGAGGACGTCTTGAAGAGAATTCAAGAACAGGGTGGTACCGTGGGTTTCAAGCATGGAAACGGTAGTATAGACTAATATAGTGGGTTGGCAGAGCGGCGATTGCAGCAGTTTGCTAAACTGTAGACTGACGTAAGTTGGTCCAAGGGTTCGAGTCCCTTACCCACTGCCAGTTGTAATGTAGGGTCGCTCCCTACCGCAAACGTTAGCGACATGCGTGACAGTCGAGGAGAGACCCGAGCCAAATAACGGGTCAGTAGCTTAATGGAAAAGCAGCCGACTCATAATCGGTCGAGTGAGAGTTCGATTCTCTCCTGACCCACCAAATTATGCCCCTGTGATGGAATTGGTATACGTGCCTGTCTCAAAAGCAGGATTCTGCGGGTTCGAGTCCCGCTGGGGGCACCAAATATGCGAGTGTGGTGGAATTGGTATTCACAGCAGACTTAAAATCTGCCGCCTTCGGGTATGCGGGTTCGAGTCCCGCCACTCGCACCAAGATAATGCGGATGTGATGGAATTGGTATACGTGTTGGTCTTAGAAGCCAAATTTTGTGAGTTCGAGTCTCACCATCCGCACCAGTTTTGTCGCTGTGGTCTAATGGATAAGGCAACGGTCTTCTACACCGTACGATGGGGGTTCGAATCCCTCCAGCGACGCCAAAGTTTTATGTCTGGGTGGCAGAGTGATCGAATGCGACGGATTGCAAATCCGTATCCGAAAGGGCACCGTCGGTTTAAATCCGACCCCAGATTCCAGAAAGTTGTTGACTTCTTCAAGAAGTTGATGTATACTTATGTTATTGTGTTGAAAATGCTCCGTTCGTCTATCGGCTAGGACACCAGCCTTTCACGTTGGTAAGATGGGTTCGATTCCCATACGGAGTACCAAACTTTATACACATGATAATTTGCTGTAGATGTCGAGAAAGTAGGAGCCTCGAAATTCCTATGAGTCTGGTCTAATTAACCGAGAAGACAAGTATCGACTAGCACTACGTACCACTAACCGAGCAGCTGCTTTATATCATCGGTAAAATGGTCATGAATGAAGGTGGCGTGACTAGCAAGTTGTCAGTTGTATAAAGTTTATGGAGATGTAGGAAAATTGGTAACCCCAGTGGACTGTAAATCCGCCGCCTCTGGCACTGTGTGTTCGACTCACACCGTCTCCACCAAGTTTGTCGTCATTCGTGTGAAGAAAGCACGTTTCATTAGGAAGGTTAGATTTAACGTATCTAGCATATTACAGGTGAGAGTCCTGTCGGCAAAAGTAATCGTCACGCCTCGCAGTGATGACAATCCCAACATAGGGTTGGGCGCGTAACATGTTCGGGGTAACGCCAGTTGCTCTTTTCGGTACTCGCGATAGAAGTACGGCTAAAGTTCGTAATGCCACATATTTTTGGTTTCAAAGTGTTCATGGACGCACGTAGCACTGTCACTGCTAAAGAGGGGGATCGTTACCCCCTGGAACCGCCAGAGCAAACAGAAGTCTTGTTTTGATGCATGGCTTCTCAACGGTTGTAAGTGACGATGGGTGCTATCGGAACTTTCACGAATTTTGATGACTAAATACAGTTATGCTTCTATGGCAGAGTGGCTTATGCGACCGTCTCTAAAACGGATGAAGGTGGGTTCAAATCCCGCTAGAAGCACCAAATTTATGAAAGGAAATGCTATGGAGAAATTCTCAGCATAGATTCGACCACCGTAAGGTTCTTTTGTTTTCTATATCATGTCAATCAATCTTAAAAACAAAGGAAACTAAAATGTGTATCGAATTAAAAATTAAAGCAAAACATCTCGCTCTTGAGCCTAAAGTTATCAAACATGAAGAACGTAAGCTGAAGGGTCAAATCAAGTACACCAAAGGTACTGACGCAAACCTGATTGTCAAGTTGGACAGCCTAGTTGCTCATCGCCGTTGGAACGTACGAAACGAATCACGCGCCACTGAACTAGCAAGAGCGTATCTTGCAGGAAAGTCTTACACTTCAGTAGAAAAGAAGCGTAATGATGACGTGATGTTTAGATTGTATATCGTGCCACGCATTGTCGCTATGGTGACAAAGTATGGTCGCGGTGAACAACGAAAGATTACTCGCGACACAATCGTTGAGTGGTCCAAGTTGTAAAGGTTATTGCGGGTTAGGGAAATGGTTATCCCGTCAGTCTCATAAGCTGAAGGTAGTTGGTTCGATTCCAGCACTCCGCAACCAGTTTTAGGCTTCTTTCAGCAACAATAAAATTTCACTGTCTATGAAAAGAAAGCGAAGCCTGTTGATTATTGCCCTTGTAGTATAATGGCTATTACAGTTGCCTTGTAAGCATCAAAATGCGGTTCAATTCCGTACTGGGGCACCAAATTATGGTGATATGACGTAGATGGATGCGTAGCGGTTTCATAAGCCGACGAGGGTGGATCGATACCACCTATCACCACCAGAGAAGAATTATCCGTGTGTAGCGCAGTCTGGTAGCGCATCTGGTTTGGGACCAGAGGGTCGCAGGTTCGAATCCTGCTACACGGACCAAAGTTATTATAAGTAGAAATATGCCCTTGTGGTGGAATGGCAGACACGCTGGTCTTAGAAGCCAGTGCCGAGAGGCGTGCGAGTTCGAGTCTCGCTGGGGGCACCATTAATATATTCCTCGATAGCACAGTTGGTAGTTGCGCTTGACTGTTAATCAAGATGTCCGTGGTTCGAGCCCACGTCGGGGAGCCAAATTTTAGAGGATACCATGAAAGGTAATGCAAAACATCAGAGAGTGCACAAGAAGACTTGCCAGAACGGTAGCAAGACTAGCACTCAGAATAAATGCCGCAAAGGTCACAAGAAGTATCGAGGGCAAGGTCGATGAGTGACGGTGGTAAAGGTTCAGCGCCACGCCCATTAAGTGTAGCGCATGACGAATATTCTAAACGATGGGATGCGATCTTTCAGAGAGATTTACCGAAAGAAGAATTCGTGGTAAACTCTCCAGATCCAAATGAGCGCGATTGGTACTACGATGATCATGGTATCAAACGCAAAAAACCAATGGGGGATTAGTCTAATTGGGAAAACACTAGCCTTGCACGCTTGAGTCAACGGTTCGATTCCGTTATCCTCCACCAATTAAATGAGAAATTATGAACGTAAAACCTCTACATAAAAAGGTTCTTGTTGCTGAGAACAAAAGTGAATTGACCACTGAGTCTGGTATTATCCTTGAAGGAGCCAACTCTGTTCGTGAATCTAAGCGAGCAACAGTCCTTGCAGTTGGTCCAGAAGTGACTACTGTTAAAGTTGGCGATGTCATTCTTCTAGAATGGAACAAAGCCTCTGTTGTTAAAGTCGGTGATGCACAACGCGCCATCGTCGACGAAGATAATATTGTAGCGGTATTTGATTAAAGAATAATGCTGAATTAGCTCAGTTGGTAGAGCATCGGTTTAGTAATCCGAAGGTCGTCAGTTCGATTCCGACATTCAGCACCAATTATGCGGGTATAGTGTTTAACGGCTAGCACGGCGGTCTTCCAAACCTCAAGTGAGGAGTTCGAATCTCCCTACCCGCTCCAATTATTCTGGATATCTGTGATTGGTTGTCTGTCTGACAACGTACTTATTGATATCCTCTTCATTAACATTCCCATTACCTGCAGGTTTAGATCGTTTCTTGATGATCGAATCTACAGAGATGTGATGGTATGAAATGTTTTCCTTCTTAAAGATTGGATTATCTGGCTCTTGCGACTCGCAAGAAATTCCAGGTTTACATCCACCATACTTAATGCAGATGTTCTGAGAGCATGAAGTGATACACTCTACAAATTTGTAGTTTGTGTCTAAGATGTTCATCTCATTGTAGATCTCATGAGACATAGTCCAGAACTGTCTTCCTGCATGAAACTCAATCGTTCTTTTATGTTCCTCTGATGTTGCAGGGGTATAGTACTTGACGCCATCTGGTGTCCAGTTGATCGGTTGCGTGTGTTCGAACAGATCGTACATATATTTCTTAACATCGTCTTTGGTTTTAAAGAACTTTAAGTATTTGATGTTTCTGTATGATCCATCAACCAGTTTCTCTCGTTTATAAGACTGTTGAACTTCTTTTTTATAAAAAAGGTCTTTATGTTCCTCATCGAATTGTTTATGGAACGCATTGATCTCGTCAGCAAAGTTCTTATAGTAATCTGAATCCTCAAAGAAGAGATCCTCTTTTTTGTTTATTTTAATAAGTTCAAGGATGTACATTTTTAACCCAAAGATGTAGTTGTTTATCAGCTATATTTATCATTACTAACCAAGAAAGCGAAGGTGCATTATGAAGCGTATTGACATCGATGAAGTTAAGGCTTTCATTGAATCTCAATCTCCCGAAACTAAAATTTATATCGGAGCGGACTCTGAACGATTCCCTATCGGTAATGACTGGTACGCAGATTACACCCTCGCTATTGTAGTTCACATCGATGGTAAGCATGGATGTAAGATCTTTGGTGAGGTACAACGCGAACGTGACTGGGATCAAAAGAAGAACCGTCCACGTATGCGTCTAATGAACGAAGTATACAAGATTGCAGAATTGTATCAAAAGCTACACGATGTTCTGGAACACAGAGATGTGGAAATCCACTTGGACATCAACCCTAACGAAAAGTACGGGTCTAGCTGCGTTATCCAAGAAGCAACTGGCTACATTCGTGGTATGTGTAACGTAGTGCCTATGGTTAAGCCACAAGCATTCGCTGCATCTTACTGTGCTGACCGTCTGAAGCACATTATGAGCCATCAAAAGAAGGCTGCATAGAAAGAAAAAAAATAAATGACGATATACCCCAGAATTTCGGTTCTGGGGTATTTTTTTGCCTAAATACAATTAGGTTCCCGCAGAGGAGCCGTTCCGATAATAATAATAACAAAGAGGAATTCAACTATGCGCAAGCGCGTCAAAACTATTACAGAAGTAACCCATGAACATGGGACAGTCTCTCTGGAAATCCCCCTTTACGAAACTTTACTAGATCACGCTAGTCATAGCACTGTGACAGACAAGCACATTGATATGATCATCGAGAAGACTACTAAAATTTCCGAAGAGGAAGATGGAGATACTCTTACAACTGAAGAACATCTGAAGGCGATTACTGAGGGGCAACCAGCCACTCCAGCACTCGCTGAAGCTGCTTCTAAGTAAAACTCAAAAATTTGGTAAAACACCAATTCGCTTGGTGATGGCGTACATCACTTAAAATTTCCCAATAACAAAAATAAGAAAGAGGAAAAACAAATGGCAGATTCAACATTCACTACAGGTGGCGGTGATTTCTTAGGCGGTGGTCTAGGTGGGGGCGGTCTAATCGGCGGTCTAATCTTGGGCGCACTTCTTCGCAACAACGGAGGTTTCTTAGGTGGAGCAGATGGTGCTGGCGCTGCTGGCGCTATGCTACGCTCTCCTCCAGAGCAAGTTCAGGCTAACATGTCCATTATGCAATCGCTTGGTGCGATCGATAAGGGTGTGGCAGTCAGCACTGCTTCTATGGAAGCCAGCCAAGCTGCACAATCAGCTGCGCTTAATGCTTCTCTAAACAGCGTTGCTTCTTCTTTAGTTACTCGTATTGACGGCACTAAAGAAGCTGTTAACGCAGGTACTATGGTTCTTGCTCAGCAACTAAACCAGATCAACACTAACTTGATGGCAACTGCTAACGAGACTCAGAAGGTCGTCACAAACGACGGTGACAAGACTCGTGCATTGATCACTGCTCAGTATGAAGCATCTCTAAACCGTCAGTTGTCTGATGCTAATGCAGCAGTTATCGCTCTTCAAGCTAAACTTGACAATGGCGTTGCAACTCGCGGTGTTGAAGTTACTACAACTAACAACATCAACCAGATGCAACAACAGCAACAACAGCAAGCTCAATTTGGTCAATTGGCTAACCTCATTTGGGGTCTTGGTCAATCTATTCGTTCAAACAACGAAGCGATCAACGTTGGCTCTGGTACACTAACTGCTAGCCCAACAAACACAAACACAAACATTCGTTAATTGACTGGGGTGATAGATGATACAGACACTCGCCCCATTCTGGGTACCACCATTGTTACCGAGTGACAATGATTTAGCAATTATCGTTAATGGAAACTCTGGACCTCCTGGACCGCAAGGACCAGCTGGACCACAGGGATCACAAGGAGAACAAGGTGCGCAAGGGGAAAAGGGAGAGACGGGTGCTCAAGGAGCGACAGGCAGTCAGGGACCAATCGGTGAACCTGGACCAGCAGGAACAACTGGACCACAAGGTGAACCTGGACCTCCTGGACCTCCTGGACCCCCGTCTCCAGACCTTACCGTTGATACAGTTCTTACGGGATCCGACTACTATGCAACAGAGACTGACTGCTACATTGGAGTCGAAAGTAAAGAACCAACAACAGTACATCTCCCTGCAAATCCAGAAGATGGTAGAGTCATTATCGTCAAAGCCGAAATGAAGCCACCATTAGGAAATAGAAAAATTACAATCGTTGGGCAAAGTGGAGCACTTATCGATGGGTATAGTGATTATATAATCTCTGTTTCTTACGAATCTGTAACGGTTCTATTCCGTGGTGGTGGATGGCATATCATCTCGATGTAATATTTGACTTCTGAGATACTCATCGATATAATAACCATATTCATTGGAATTAGACCGATGATCCTGTCGCGAAGTTAAAGGGTATGATTATGTAACTAGGAATAATATGTTTTTACAAGATTTAATTAAACAACAAAATACGCTCCATGCTAAAATCGTGGATCAGATAGAGAACGACACTCAGACGTTACAAACTCTAGCTGATAATATGGCGGAATGCGCCTCTAATATGCAGGGGCAGGGGTACTCTAGTTTCATAAACGCTAGAGAAAACTTTTTATCAGAATTACAACGGATAAAAGGTAATTATTTGAGTTTTGTGAATACAAGCCTCCTATATACATCTACCCGACAGTAAGTTGGGAACTCCACCGAAAGGTGTTTGGAGCAGCGCTAGTCGCTGCTCATTTTTTCTAAAAATCATCAAAATACTTGTTGACTTGCAAGGATCTTTGATGTATAATTTATGTATGAATTGGGATGAATGCAGCATATCTAAAATACTGCACTAAAGAGTAGCCCCACCATGGAGGAAACGTCGTAAGGCGTCAATCGGGGGCTAGGTTGGATAGGTTCTTGCATACTCTTTTGCCTTGTGACCCCTAGTAGGAGTCAGAGAACTGTGCCCGAATGCACACCAAAGTTCCTGTCGCACAGGATAAGCCAGTGAGAAGTTCTGGTTGATTTTTCGTGGGGTTCACCTTGACAGGGACACGATGTTTTTAAGAAAACTACTCGATCCACCCGCTCATCCCGTTGATTTTTGTTGACTTGTAACTCTACTTGATGTAGAATTATGGTCTTGTTA